TTAAGCACCTCCTAGTGGATTAAACCTCACCGCATCCTGCAGGTAATCCGGCGCAAGATGGGCATAAATCATCGTTGTCTGAATCTTTGCGTGCCCCAGAATTTTCTGGAGCGTCAGAATATTGCCGCCGTTCATCATGAAATGACTGGCGAAGGTGTGGCGCAGCGCATGAACAGCCTGGCCGTCAGGAACATCAGGTGCGACCGTTTTGATGACATCGCGAACCAATGAATAATCCAGCGTCGGAAACACCAGTTTCCCGCCCCGTTTTTTGATCTTTTCAAACAGGCTTTCAGAAATAGGAACGGTACGGTTTTTGCTGTTCTTCGTTTTTGAAAAAGTGATTCGACAATGAAGAACACGGCGCTGCTCCAGTGCCGCTACCTCGCCCCATTGCGCCCCGGTCGACAGAAGGATTTCGACAGCCAGCCGTTCATCGGGATTTTCAGCCAGTGCATCCAGCAACTGAACACATTCAGACTTACTCAGGTATCCCATTTCGCGCTCGTTAACCTTCATTCCTTTAAGGCCTTGAACGGGGTTATCGTTAAGAAAATGGCCGGATGAGATGAGTGCGGTAAACATCGCGCTTAACGCCCCAATCTCTCGATTTATGGTGCTGGGCTGTATCCCCTGCTCTATCCTGGACACACGTAGCTCGGTGAGCATCGTTGTATTAAGTTTATGCACGCACGGGTCATCCATTGCCTCACTCAAGCGCAGCAATTTAAGGCGCGTGTTATGCCCTGACTTCATTAGCTGGCCGTGGTATTTCCACCACAAGTCAATAAGCACTGACAGCGGACGGCGATCAATAGAGTTTCCTTTCCACTCATTGTTATGCTGTTGCGCCAGCACCCACCGCTCATATAAAACTGCATCCGATTTCGTTTTAAATTTTTTACGAATGCGTTTGCCTTTACGCCCCTCCGGGCGTATGTCAAGAAGATACCCTCCCGGAATTGATTTTATGCTCATTCGTGAAACCCCAGCGTTACAAGACCACCATGCCCCCAGCGCTCCATGATTAGCCGGGCTGTGTGCCAGTCTTGCGGGGTTTTTGAGAAGGCGATGTGCTTTTTGGCCCATCAGGGGAGAGAGACGGACTGATCTGCCCAGCAGCCTCATTTGTTTTTCCCGTCATAAGCCAATTCATGTACTTAAAAAAGCGAGGGTGATTAACAATCTTGATAAGCACTTCGCCCCCTATGTTTTCAATCCGCCCCGTTTCATAACGACGCAAAGTGCCGATAGGCACATCAATCAGGCCGCAAAATTCTTCGCGCGTTAAATCCTCTGATTCACGAATCACTCTAATTTTTTCACCGATAAGCATTGACAGTGTTCCTATAAGTACACTAAGCTTGCGCACAAGGTGTACTTATAAGTACACCAAGTCACAAACAACCACAGATAGCGCAGGTTATCACACATGGCAAAAGTCCTGAACACACACGAACAGGCAGACTTTGAGCGTTTAGCAGCGTTCTATCCCTACCGCGATGAGCATGGGTTACCAGTACTTGAAGAAAGCCTGAAAGATTACGCAAAGCGTACCAACCAAGCTGTTAACACAGTGAAAAGACAGGCTGACAGAGGTTCAATTCCCATCAACCAGGATGAAAAGAACTCAAGACGCACAGTAAATCTCTTCGCTCTTTTCCTGAAAACAATCAGGAGCGCAGAAAAATACGTGCAGATGACAAAATAACGAGGTGTCATTTTATGCTGAAGCAACGCCGTAATTTTCGTACCGGAACAGAACGCCACGCTAACCGTTTCACTACCAGTGCATCACGCAGCAACTCTCGCTACAGCCTGAGTGATACACACGCAACGCCGGATGGCTACCCAGTAAAACAAATCGGCGAGCACGCCTGGCTGATTGAGAAAGCTGGAATCGTGATCCACAAATGCCCACGCAATCCGTTTACCGGAAACCGCATTTTTGCATTGAGCTGTGGCGACAATCAGTTCGGGCAGGATTTCACATTATACGAAGCACTTCGCACGGTTGATCGTCTGCTTCGCGGGCAAAGTTTTATTAAACAGGCTGATTTATAACAGGCGCTTTATGACCAAAGACCATGCACAAGGTGTATTTATCCGTTTTATTGATTTTCGCGGTGAACTGTTATTACGTGCATCCGCTATTGACGGAGTGACTCCGGCGGGTAAAAACGGAACCGACGAAGCCACTTACGTTTATCTGAACGGCACGCGACTGCTTGTGGAACTTCCGTACCAGACCGTACGAGAAATCATTAGCGAAGCTGAAAAGGCACGCCAGGTTAATGCCGATGAACCCTATATCGAAATTATTTGTATGGATTCAGAAGCTGAAATACAGAAAGCAGATTAAAGGGCGTTGTGATGGGCAAAGAATATAAAACTCTCATTAACAAAGCACTTGAGCGTTTTTATTTTCGCTTAAGTGCATCAGGCGCTCATGCTGAACGTGCGGCCCGTGACTCATTGACCAGAGCAATCCGAAGTCTGTATGACGTGGCTTTTTACGCTGATGATCTGGATGCACTTAACGAACTTTCCGAGCTGATCTGTGCCGCAGAATGCGGGGAACATATTGAACCGTATAAGTTGGGAAATATCGCATGAGTATATTTATCTCATGGCTTGTTCTGATTATTTCGGTGGTCTGCGCCATTGGGATTATGCGAATTATTAATTCAGTGAAAAAGATCGAGCGTTTTTTCTCTGATGAATAACGATACAAATAAAACATCAAATTAAATAAGAAAACGTGAAAACCATCCGTATTAATGGAGGTATTCGCACGCGTAAATAACGGAGATATAAAATGAAAGCAAAAGAAGAAGGCATTATCGACACATTTAAAAAAATATCAGAAGCGGAAGATGAAATGGCTAAAGATGCCGTGAAGCGTAGCCAACATATGGCAGCACTTCACGCACTGACCATTGCAAAAATCACCGCTGACGCAGCCAAAATTATTGAGGAACAGGGCAAAGAAATCGATACTCTTAAAACACAGTCAACAGTTGCAGCCATGAATCCGTCCAGCATTGGACGCCGCATTTACATTCTTGGTTCGGCAATAATGACGCAATACACCATTATTGCCGAACTGCACGGCAAATACCTGATAACGCCTTACCACACAAAAGAGTCAGAGCTTCTGACAAATCTCCGCCTGATAGAACGCTCTCAAGCTGTATTCATTGATGACGCGCAACGTGCCGTATTTAACGCATAGGGTTACTGGACAAAGGGGGCGCAATGGCAATTAAGCATTTTCCCGTCGTTCGCTTTACCTCCAGAGGGCGCGAATACGAGGTCGACGAACGCCTGATTACCACTATCGACAAACATCGTTCGGAAAAGGATGCACACCACATCTACCTCACTGACGGCACTTACTTCTGCGCCACCAACGTGGCGCGAGTAAATCTTATCCGACAGGTACAGGAGCCACGCAGATGACCATTCTGGACTACATCGCTACTCATCCGGGGTGTAGCGGCGGAGAGATCGCCGCAGCACTGAATACCCCAACCACAGCCATTAATGCTGAGTTACGCCGACTTTGGCGCGGCGGCTTAGTCATCAGAACAAACCGCAGCACAGGTGGTCGCGCTCGCAAAACAGGAGGCCAGGCTTCTTACCACGTAAACCCGATGCCGTTCGGGTGTAGCAATCCACTTACTCACATGTTTAACCAGCTACTGAAGGAAGCCAGAGCATGAGCACCATCAACCACCAGAAGCTACGCGAACTGGCATTTGCCCTGCAACGAATGGCAACGCCTCAAAAATTACTGGCATTTCGCGCAATGCTCTCGCCGTCTGCTGTGCTGGCACTGCTGAATGAGCTGGAGCACGCCAGAACCACGGCTCCTGCCATTCGCCTGACGCTCCATCATGAAATCGCTGATTTCTGCGCGACGTTGGAGGCGCCGGGCGAACCGGAAACGCCGGAAGCAATACAGCAAGAGCTGCTGCAACGCATTGACAAGGTTTTTGATTTTTTTCTGAACCAGTAAGAAACCAGAACATGCACACACAAAAAAACCGCTTGCCATGCCGCAATCAGTCAGGTTACATTTCCGCTGCACCTCATAAAACGGGTGCCGGGATTTCCACCCCGCTGACAACCAAAGCGCACAACCGCGCCAGCGGTTTTTTTGTGCGTACCGTATCGCCACGTCTTTTTCGCACACGAATTATGGTGGGGCGTACAGGGCCGACTTCGGTCGGGCCGGGTTCTTTGGTTGCCGGTTGTGGAAACCCTGTACGTCTCACCACCCCGAGTTTTCCACCTCTGGATGGTGAGTTTTCAAAACTTACAACCAAAGAGGCCACCCCATGGCAAACCGCAAACAACAGCGCGCATACGCTGCGCGTCGTCACATCCAGACTGAAATCAACCGCAGACTTTACCGCGCATCACGCGTCGCTCGTATCATGTTCATCAACATGTCACATGAGCACAGCCACGTGCTGTCAAACGCCTACTCCGCCGCAGTATTTAGCTATCTGGCGGATGATCTGCGCGAGCTTCAGCAGCTCATCGAGCAGCAAAACAAACCCCATTAATTCCTGTTCCGGGCCTTTCCTGCACCTTGCGGCGGGAGGCCTTCGCACATCTGTAGTAAAGAGAATTGCAGCATGATTGACGCTCATGACTTCACAAGATGGGTGCGCACACAGGACACCCGTCTGGCTCCCGTTCTTCAGGGATTATTTGATCTCTACATCCGTGGTCGTGACAACAGAGCACGCACCACAAAACCGGAGAATGCAGACACCCTTTATTTCACAGTAGACGACTGCTACCGCGTGGACTTCACACCACACGGGCTGGCGTTGCACTGCCTGACACCACACGGAGAATCACTGCTGGCGTATTACGACTCCCCGACCTCCGTATTTGCGGCAATGCTGGCGCATCGCACTGCTGGCGGGTGTGCCTCGCTGAGTGAATACACCGCTGAATTTAACCGCCTTTCTGCCCTCTTCTCGCAGGAGTGGCAGCGCGTGACGGGATACCAGCCATGAATGAGTTTGCATGGAGCTGGAATGAACCACGGCCAGCCATTGATCCGGCCAGATTTACGGAGCACAGGCAGGAAACTGAAACCGACCTGCAACGCGCCATCCGTTACTACCTTGAGGCAGACAAAAAGGCTCTGGAAGAACAGGAAGCGAAGGAGGAAGCCTTTTTCGCACAATCCACCGTGGGTAAAAAACTCATGGCATCCCTTGAGGAAGCCGGACAGCGTGAAAAGCTGGCACAAAGCATCATCAGCAAGCGTCAGGCAACAGAACAAGACCCGGTGGCCCGTGCTTTTGCCACACTGAAGGTGCTTCCCGTTTATCTGCGTAAACCTCTGAGCCGCCACCTCTCTTTCCTGCGCAAAAAACAGGAAGCCGATCGCCAGAAAGGCAAAAAGAGCTGGCAGGCTGAACGCTACGCGCGCGGAACCCTGCGCAAAATATTCGAACGCCTGGACCGCACCGACCACCGCTGGCTGACACCGGGTTATCGCTCCCTTGCCGGACGCGAACGCCTGGATGATTTGCTTTACCTGCCGCAGCTCAACAAGCACCAGATACAGACGCTGGCCACCATGACGGCGGCGATGTTCAGCAGCACCTTCGAAAAACTCTGCGATGGCTTTGGCGCGACCGATGGTGAGCTGACCATGGATGTAACGCTGAAGGCGTATCAGATGCTGGCCCGCATGGCGTTACACCTGCACGCCATGCCTCCACATTATGACGCACTGACAACAGACAAAGACCGGAGGAACGAACCGGACACGGAGCTGCTGCCGGGCGCAACCCTTCGCCTGACCTGTGCGGAATGGTGGAAACGCAAACTGTGGCTGTTACGTTGCGAGTGGCGGGAAGAACAACTCCGCGCCGCCTGTCTGGTTTCCAGAAAAACATCACCCTATCTGAGCCAGGACGCGTTAAGCGAGTTTCGCGCACAGCGCGAGAAAACACGCGATTTCCTGAAAAGTTTCATGCTGGAAAATGAAGACGGGTTCACGATTGATCTCGAGACGGTGTATTACGCGGGAGTAAGTAACCCGGTTCACCGTAAGGCAGAAATGATGGCCACCATGAAGGGGCTGGAACTTCTGGCCGAAGCCCGTGGCGACAGAGCGGTGTTTCTGACTGTCACCTGCCCGTCAAAATACCACGCAACAACGGAGAACGGTCATCCGAATCCCAAATGGAACGGGGCCACAATGCGCGACTCCAGCGATTACCTGGTTAACACGTTTTTTGCGGCGGTCCGCAAAAAACTGAACCGCGACGGCCTGCGCTGGTATGGCATCCGCACGGTGGAGCCTCACCATGACGGCACTGTGCACTGGCATATGATGGTCTTTGCACATCCGGACGAGATTGAAACCATCGTGTCCCACGTCTGCGATATTGCCATTCAGGAAGACCGCCACGAGCTGGGCGATGACATAACTCCGCGTTTTAAGGCGGAGTACGTCGACGGCTCAAAAGGCACGCCAACCAGCTACATCGCCACCTACATCGGAAAGAACCTGGACAGCCGCGCCGTGGATGGCATCGACCCGAAAACGGGCAAGCCACGCGTTGACCACGAAACAGGTAAATCAATGGCCGAGAGCGTGGAGCGCGCCATCGGCTGGGCGCGCCTTCACCGGGTCCGTCAGTTCCAGTTCTTTGGCATCCCCTCCCGTCAGGTGTGGCGTGAACTGCGCCGCCTTGCCAGCCAGATGGCACGCAATCCGGAAGGCCCGCAACGGCTGAAGGATGACGCAATGGACGCGGTACTCGCTGCCGCTGATGCCGGATGTTTTGCCACCTACATTGAGAAACAGGGTGGCGTACTTGTTCCACGCAAAGACTACCTGATTCGCACCGCCTACGACCTCGCAGATGAGCTGAACGATTACGGTGAACAGAGCGTACAGATTTACGGGATCTGGTCGCCGCTCATTGGGGAGTCTTCCCGCGTATGCACGCATCCGGATAACTGGAAGCTGGTAAGACGCAAACCGGAAGCGGAAGACAGCGCCCGCGAAAATGGTTTTGACCTTCAGGGCGGCCCTGCCGCCCCTTGGACTCGTGGCAATAACTGTCCCCGTGTACAGGAAACAGGCAACAACGGGACAGAACAGCCGGAAGAACGGCCAGCACCGTGGCCGCAGCTTCCTGACGGCGTTGAAGTAAATGAATGGATGCGCTCACTGAAACGGCACGAACGCCGGGCGCTGATGCGTTCGCTTCGTGACAAACAGGCAAAAAACAGCAGCGATGAAATGCAGAACTGGACACAGAGCCGCAAACAGCAGCGGCCTTTGCCTGATAACCACGAGTTACTCGCTAAAGAATGGCGGGAGTCTGCTGAATCTCTCGGCCTGCATATCGGTGAACAACAGATGCAGCACCTGTTACGGGGCGGCAGTCTGTACGTTGACGGCAGCATCATTGCACCGCAGGGATTTGAAATTGTACGCAAACCGGATACCCGCCCGGACAGCCGAATCACGCAGCTCTGGCAGCGTCTGAGCCGTAATCATGGCGTAAGCAGCACGGAGATCCGCCATAACCCGGTCGCCAGCTATCTGGCACAGCTGGGGGCATCAGACCCTGAAGCCGCCGCACGCCTGGCATCCACACTTCAGCAGGACCAGAACACCATGAAAACACCCGTTACCGTGCTTTCTGACATGCTGCGCGCCATCCGCGACGCAGAGCACGCACAGAGAATCAGTGAAACCACTGAACGCGCCAGCCGCAAAGCAGACCTGCTGCGGGGTGGCCTGACCAGTGGAAACAAAAAACAGACAGAAACGGGACTCACGAATCCCGTAAATGAGCAAAAAACGCGCAGCGATATATGAGGCGCGCACAAAACAGGCAAAAACGGGATTTCAGAATCCCGTAAACGATTAATTAATCAACATAAGGAAAACCGACATGAAAATTTACATCGACGACGGCTCCACCAACATCAAGCTGGCATGGACTGAGAACGGCGAACGCCGCAACGCCATCAGCCCGAACAGCTTCAAGTCGGAATGGTCTGCGCCGTTCGGTGGCTCGCAGCCTGCTAACTACATGCTTGATGGCGTGCGCTATGGTTTTGATCCGGTCAGCGATCGCTTTGTCCAGACGACCGACACGCAATACCAGTACAGCGATGTGAATGTCATTGCCATTCATCACGCGCTGGTCAAATCAGACATCACGCCACAGGAAGTGGATGTGGTTGTTACCCTGCCACTGAGCGAATATTTCGACACAAACGCACAGCCGGACATGGCCAACATCAACCGCAAAAAAGCGAACGTCATGCGCCCGGTGGAGTACCAGAACGGCGAAGCATTCACTATCCGTAACGTACGGGTTATGCCTGAATCCATTCCGGCTGGCTTTAAAGCACTGGCTGACATGAGTCCGTTTGAATCCCTGCTGATTGTGGATTTGGGCGGAACCACGCTGGATGTGGCAAAGGTTCAGGGGCAACTGGCAGGTATCAGCCAGGTGTTTTGCGATCCACACGTAGGCGTTTCTCTTATGGCCGATGCCGTACTGTCGGTGATGGCCACTAACGGTATGCGCACCAGTCACCACATCGCCAATACCATTATCGAACATCGCCATAATGAAGCCTGGCTGCGCCAGCACATCCACAATGACGCGCATTACGCCAGCCTGATGGCGGTTATTCGTGAAAAGGAAGAAACACTGAAACAACGCGTGATCCGCGCGCTGGCGGTTTTTTCGGGTTACGGGCGGGTGATGGTTGTCGGTGGCGGGGCGGAGATTGTGGCACCCGCTATCCGCGAAGCCTGCGGAGTTAATGCGACTTTCATCGCGGACGGGGTGCCACAGTTTGCTCTGGTTAATGGGCTGTACGCAATGGACAAGGAGTAAACCAATGACGACACCAACCAGACGGATAAGTTTCTATCTGAAGCCCGCCGCCGTCAAGAACGAAGGAGAAGCATGCGCCTGGCTGGACAGCCTTACACCAGAAGCCCGCAAAAGCGGCCAACGCGTGGCTTTTCTGGCCGGGCTGGCACTTCTGAAGACGAATCCGGCAGAGGCTTACCGACTGGCCGCATGGGCTGATGATGAGATGTTACCTGTGACACAAATCAGCTCAAAAAAGTTTGAAGCACAGTCTGCACCAGTGGCTAAGATAACCAGCCAGATGGCTGGGAATATCCGGGCGTTATTTCCTGAGTAAAAGCATCTGCGCGAAAAATGCTCACGTTTATAGAGACAGTATCATTCCATTTGGCACACTTACTTCAATAATCGATCTGTTAAACAAATAGATTGTCTATTATCTATCGATTAAAACGATCAATTATCTTGACAGTAATGTGCCTTTTTGTAAGATCGTTCGCATTGTGAGCGACAAGATAATTGCGCGGCATTGTCCATGCAAAACGCCCCAATAGCAGCAACTATTGGGGCGTAAAACTCGGTCGGGCTCACTTAACCTGATATGCGTGCCTTCCGAAGTAAATCAAAATGTGCGTCGTATATTTTATTGCTTACACGCACCTCTGTAAAGGCACGCATATTTTTCCTATGAGGTAAATAAAGTGCGGGCTAAAACAGGTATTTGCAAGAACCCTCATCGTTATAATCCAACATTTCTGTCTCTCCCTGAATATCAAGGACAAGAAGGTCGGCACAAATGCGCTGCCTGTGCTTTTGAGCTAGGCATAAAAGATGCGCTTGAAGGACGCGCTATGGCTCAGAATGATTTAGTTTTAGCTAACATTCCGTTTAGCCAGGCTGGAACTGTAAGGCACAGAGATGCCTATGAAGCATATGTTCGTGGTTGGCGATTAATAAACAGCAACAATTGATACTTTTGAAGCGCCGATAAGGCGCTTTTTTTGTTTGCACGATAGTGCACAAGTTTGCACAATTTTTTTGAACGACTTTTTGTACTTCCGGCCCGCGTGGTGGCTGGATCCGTCAAGGATCCGTACGTGCACAAAAAAACGCGTTTTTTCTGCGCGCAGGTGACGGGGGAACAGCCCGCGTTTCAGGGGGTAAATAGCATTCCCTGAACGATGTCGCAGAGACACAACAGAATGGCCATATTTCTCACGCTGAGCATGAAAAAGGCGTGAGGGCTTTTGATTTGATGGGGTGAAAGGTAAGGCCGTCAAAATCGCACTGAGGCAGCGAGAACATACAGTCAACGCGGTGGAATTGCGTAAGAGTCTGACCGTCGATGGTGGCGATAAACTGGAAGGCGTCGTGAAATTATCTGATTGATACAGGAGCTGGAGAGCCGGGGCATAAATTTTTTATGCCCCGGCGAAGCAGCAGACAAGCGAAGCGCGTCAGCGATACGGCACCTTGCCGACCATACTTCATAAGTGCAAAATACGAGCAAAGAAATCAATGGAGGCTGTCTTATGGTCATTAATTACAAGCAGTTAAGAGAAAAACGGGAGCAGGTAAAGGAGAGCTTTCGCCGCAATGAAGATCTGACCCCGCTTGTACGCCTTGCCCAGGGCATTGTTGATGCTTATGAAATCTCGCTGGAGCTGCCATCACAGACCTGGACAGATAGCGACGGTAATCGCCAGCATTACGTTTCATGCGGACTGGAAGCAGCCGAAGGATTTCGCAGAATGCCTTTATCCCAGATCCCTGCCGCTACCCCCAAAGCACGGGGCAGCAATGATGAGCGAAAACTGACTTTTAGTATTGAAACGGTGGTTGACGACACACCTGGCGAAGTCGCGTTCGTGCACACGCCTGTTTCGATCGCAATGTATAACGATGAAATACAGGTTCGCGTTAATAATAATATCGTGCCACTTAAAGAAGGTAATTCACCCTACACCACCGTTTGTGAAGCCATTCAATATTACGTTCTCTCTGAAATTGATAATCTCAAGCCTGACGGCACCCAGAAAATGGTTCAACTCTGGTAAAAAGGACAGCCCCATCACGGGGCTGTTTTTTCATCAAGAAGAGCATAAGAGTTAAAACGGATCACCTCTTCGCCAAGCCAGTCATTGATGTGCTTCATAGCCTCCATGACGGGCATCAGCTCGTTAATTGCGTAAACCCGCGCTGCCTTCTCCACATCGCCAAACGCACTTTTTTCGCCCGGCATCGCCCCCATCAGTTGCGGCGGAACGCGGTGCGCAGCCAGCACATCATCACGGGATGCCGCCTTAACATTCATGAATTCATCTTTTGCGGTGATCTGCTGGAACGGCAAAATTTGCACCCCCTCTTTGCCCCCGTTGGGCGCATGAATGAGCACGTTTTTAAACGCACCACCACCACGTGCCCCCTGTAGCGTTTCTTTCAGGGAGTCCATGCTTTCGCGGTTTACCTGCGCTGCACCGATGTAGATGATGCACCCGGCGTGGGATCCGTTGTCGTAGTACAGTTTTCTGAACATGTCCGCCGAATGAGAAAGGCTGGCCGAGAGTAATGCGCCAAGATATTCCGGCATGCCGTAGATTTCCTGGTTAATATCCGGATTCATCAGGTGGCACACTTTGCCAGGACGAAACTGAAACGCGTCCTTGCCATCCTGCACATACCACCATGATTCAAGATCGCTTCCGCGTCGCATGTATTTCGCCAGGGCGTGCCGTAATTTAAGCGGTTCGCCGAGCATATTGCTTCGAAGCTCAAGGAATGCGTTACCGAACACAAACCAGTCCAGCGCCAGCGCCGAGAAATCCTGCCGGGAAAGCAGCGGGTGCGGGATGTAGCAACCGAGTAATACATTGCGCTTAAAGTAAAGCGCAGACTGATGCCAGGACGTTTGCCGGGCTGCTCTTGCCAGACCGTACCAGTCCACCGGGGTTTCATACCACCGCCCGTTATCAGCACAGTACATATTGTCCAGCAGGTCATGCCCGGTCAGGCGATAAGGACCATCAAATGTGAATGCACTGAGCGATGATTCTTTCCTGAGCGCATCAGCGAGATCAATGCGTGAACTCATGCGCACTTTTTTATTTTTTCTGCTCATCAGAACTCCATAACCGTGAAACGCTCGTTTTCTCCTTCGCCGCCAATTGGTTCGTTAATGACAGCAAGCATGGTTGCCCACGCAAGGTCGCCGTGGCTGATCCCCCTCGCGCGGTCCGTTTCGTAAGTGATAAAGCCGCCCGGTGTTTTCACCTTACGCACGGCGTTAAAGGCTGCGACCAGCTCGCGTTCGGCGCGATCGTATTCCCACCGCCCGGCACGCATTATTTGCAGCATTTTCAGTACCAGCGACCGTTTTGATGACAGCGTGAAGGTGTACGGAATAGCAGCAGGGAAAAACCGTTTCACTATCTGATAAACAGCCTCCCCGTTCCCGCCTGTCACATCAATGCCGATGTGTTCCACGTTGTAGCGACACGTGAACTCTTCAATGACTCTGGCCTGTTCTTCAAACTCCAGCCCCTGAACGCGTCGCGTCTCCACCGTTCGAAAACGGCCGCCAGGAACAGCCGGAGGAACCACCACGGACACAGCGCCGCTGTCGCCGTTTCCACTGCTGCCGTTTGCGTCATACCCAATCCATACCGGACGATTCCCCATCGGGCGGGGAGCAAAAGGTTTCCAGTCTTTCCAGTCGTCGTATCCGTCAACACCACAGCCAATCAGGATATTCAGGTTAAATGCCGATTCCCCTTCGCGGACAAACTCACACATATAGAGATTGAGGAACTCGTCTTCGGTGTTTTCATCACGAATTTCATCAATATCGGTGTGTTTCCAGCCGTGATTAACCACATCTTCCAGCGTGACAATTTGCCGCCACGTCCGGTCAGGGCAGATAAGCCCGTTATGCAGCGTTTTCCAGTCCACAGAAAAACGCTGGCGTTTATGCGAGGCCTTTTTCTCGTTCCAGCGGTCGCCGTTCCAGTAGGCGTATGCCTCGTGCGTTTCGGTGGATGGCGTGGAGAAGTAGGTGCGCCGCAGTCCGCTGAGGGTTGCCATAGCGCCAGCCACCTTGCGCAGTTCAGCAAAGCGACTGACCCAGAAAAATTCATCAAAATAAAAATTGCCCGTGTAGGACTGTGCCGTCGCAGCAGAAGTACCAAGAAAATGCAGCTCTGCGCCGTTGGAGAGGATGATTTTATCGCCCCCTTTCAGCTCCACATCAACTTCAGATGCAGCCTCCTGAATAATGCTTTTAAACTGGAACGCCTGACGACGCGACGCAGACAAAAAAATCTGGTTACGCTGGTAAGGTTGCGCCACATCGTCACGCAGCGCCATCAGCAGTGCTTCCTGAGCAAAATACCAGGTCGCCCCAATCTGTCGGGATTTCAGGACCATCCTGTTACGTATCCCGGCTTCCCTGCAAAGGGTCAGGGAGTCAAACCAGCCCCGCTGATGCCACTCCAGCCTGCTGATGATTTTTTCCCGCAGTGCGGCAATCTGTTCCGGCGTGAAATGATTTTTGAGTTTTTTCGCCCGGCCTTTCTTTCCTGCGGCCATCACATCCGGCTGGCCATCATGCAGCTTTTTAAGCTGCCGGGTCAGCAGGTCTATTTCCTTGAAGTCACCACCTGTTTTATTCTGTTTTTCAGTAAGCTGGATGAGGCGCGCATCGATGGACTGCGTGACACGCTGCACGGGTGGCGTTTCATCCCACTGGTCGCGTTTTTTCCACGCATAAATCGTGTTCGGGTTTATTCCCATCAGACGTGATATTTCTGCGGGCGGATAACCCTGCCAGTAAAGTTGCCGCGCACGCTGGCGCACAAAAGCGTCCTGAATCATTGCTCCCCCTGAGTAATTACAGGAAGATTACCCGCGCGCGAAACCGTTCTCCTTAACCCCCTGTTCTGACTGTTTTCTTACAACAAAAGCCCTTTGTATCAGCCTGTTACGCTTTGCCATCATGACTGAAGAACCAGTCAGAGGGGCAAAAACTATGACTAATGAAAAAAAGACATCCCGCAAAAAGTTTCGCGTGGCTGTCTCCGGTGTGACGGCAGACGGGCGCGAAATCAACGGCGACATGCTGAAAGCTGCCGCCACCAGTTATAACCCGTCCGTTTATGGTGCACGTGTGAATATTGAGCACATCCTGTCACCACTCCCCGGTAGCGAGTTTTCCGCTATGGGCGATGTTGTGGGGTTGAGCACCGAAGACATAACCGATGGCCCGCTGGCAGGCCGCACGGCACTGTATGCCGAAATTGAGCCGACCGCTCGCATGATGTCCCTGCTTAACGATGGTAAAAAAATTTACTCCAGTATTGAGCTGGAACCACAGTCAACCATCACGGGAGGCCCTTACCTGCGCGGGCTGGCAATGACCGACACCCCCGCCAGCCTGGGCACGGAACGTCTGGCCTTTGCGGCACAACAACGTATGCAACTGATGACATTCAACTGTCAGCAGGGAGACGTGGCGATGTTCACCGCCGCTATGGAGTCAGAACTTATCGAACTCACCGAACAACGTCAGGAAGAAGGCACCCAGTGGTTTAACCGCGTTATGGGGATTATTGGCCGTGGCCGCAAAGCGGATGACGCCAGTTTCTCCCGTATTCAGGAAGCGGTGGAAGGTGTCGCAACGTCACAGGCCGATATTATCGACCGCTTTAATGCACTGGAAACCCGCCATCAGCAGGACAGCCAGAAAATCACTTCGCTGACCACAGAGCTGACAGCACTGAAGGAAAAGCTGCGCACGCAGGACGGCGATCCGCAGAACCGGTTCACCGCAACGGGCGCAGCCTCCGACCAGCTGGCTGACTTCTGATAAGACAAAGGAGCAAATTTTTTATGAATCTGGTGATGTCAGATAATGCCCGTAACAAGCTGGGCTGCTACATGACGCGACAGGCGTCGATTAACAATATCCCGGTTTCTGGGCTGGTATCGCGATTTACCGTGGAACCCTCGGTGCAGCAGCGTTTTGAAAACGCCTCAAAGGATAGCACCGAACTTACAAAAAAAATTAACGTGATCGGTGTGACCGACCAGAAAGGCGAAAAAGTCCTCATGGACACCACCGGGCCGATTGCGCGCACAAATACCAGTTATGACGGCACAGATCGCCGCAACCCGATTAACGCTGTCGACCTGAAGTCCCGTCAGTACCAGTGTGAGCAGGTGAACTACGACACGTTTATTTCGTATCCGCAGCTTGATGCCTGGGCGGCGCACAATGACTTCCAGACCCGCATCAGCGCACAGATTGCCCGACAGGTGGCGCTTGACCGCATCATGATCGGCTTTAACGGCACGTCACACGCGGAAAAATCCAACTTCAGCACCAACAAGCTGCTTCAGGACGTTAACGTGGGGTGGCTGGAGCACATCAGAACCAATGCCAGCGCGCGCGTAATGAATGACGTGACGCTGACCTCCCGCAACATGGACAACACCGTGGCGCACGCGGGTGAGTATGCGAACGCTGATGCACTGGTTCAGGACGCACGCTCATCCCTGCTGGATGAATGGCACAAGGAAGCTGACGACCTCGTGGTGATTATGGGGCGCAACCTGTTTAACTCGCTGCGTCTGCCCGTGCTGAACAGCATCAGCGGCCAGAATCCCAATGCGGAATTACTCGCCGGACAGCTCATCCTGTCATCGCGCACCATTGGCGGGCTGGGTGTGTTCCTTGCGCCGTTCTTCCCGGATGCAACGATGCTGATCACCTCGTTCAACAACCTGTCGATTTACTGGCAGAAAGGTTCAATGCGTCGTCTGATGAAAGACGAACCGGAATACAACCGCATCGCCACCTACCAGTCCATCAATGACGCTTATGTCGTTGAAGACTATGGCAAGTGCGCGATGGTCACTGGCCTGAAGTTCGCCGACAGCTAATCAACTCACAGCGGGCATCATGCCCGCCTGTAACGGAGAGAAAAAATGATTACTCCTGCACAGCAACACTGGCAGAACGTGATGGCACAGCGCGCAGGCCGGGCGAACGAAGGCGTGGACCACGCCGCGCGTACCGCGCATGAAGAGGTGCTGTATCGTCTGCGTCTGGCACAGGCCCGGCTTAAGGGCGTACAGGCCAGAAGCGCGAAAGCCGCCATCAAAAAAGAGTTGTTGCCGGACTTTTCCGGCTGGATTGAGGGAACGCTGGAGGCTGACGGCGGGCAGCAGGATGAAGTGATTGCCACGCTGATGGTGTGGGCGATTGACTGCGGCGATCTTCCGCTGGCGTTGCGTATTGGTGCGTATGTGGTCCGTCATAACCTCATTATGCCGGATAACTTTGGCCGTACTGCTGCCACAGTGCTGACCGAAGAAATCTGCAACCCGGTACTGACGCAGGCCGGGACGGATGCCGACGCGGATTTGTCCGCCTTTATCGAACCACTGGATACCCTCCGGGAGATTGTCACCGACCAGGACATGCCGGACGAAGTGCGCGCCAAATTATGCAAGGCGTGCGCCTTTGCCCGTCGTGGCCTGAGTGATGCGGACAGCATGGCCCTGTCACTGAAGCTGCTGCGCGAAGCAATGCACCTGAACCCGAATGCAGGTGTGAAACGCGAGATTGCAACCCTTTCCCGCGCCCTGAAAAAAGCCGATTCCGCAGCCGAACCAGAAGACGCCAGCGCACAGCAGGCGCAGGACGAAAGCAGCAAAAGTAAAAAGACAACGCGGAAGCCTGCAACACGAAAAACCACCGCGACGCAGAAGGCGAAGCGCGGTTAACGACTGACCCCGTCAGCGGGCGGCGTGCGCGGTGTTCCGGTTTGACTCCGTGACCGTTTACACCGCGCACCCACCGCCCGATTTTTTTCAGGAGTGAACCCCATGAGTATGGTTGCCAGAACCAACCCCGGCCCCGCAGAGGACGACATCACCGATACCGATGATGGTGATACCCGTATTTCAGCGGGTGCATTCTGGCCGGATATTGTGCTGCGTGAGCTGCGTCTGGCGGTACGACTGCCGGGCCGTGTGACCACCTCCCGTCTGCTGCATACCGCCACCGGGGCTGTGGCACATGTTACCCGCGAGCTGGAAGCATGGCAGCAGGAACAGCAGGCGGCTGGCCATCAGACGCTGGCCGATGTTCCGGCACCCGTAATTAACGGAGAAAGTGTCAATCTCTGGCACTGGCGCAATGCGGTTTACACCGCCACACGCGCCCTGATTCTGGAGCGTTACCGCGATGCGGACACAACGGACAAGGGCGACCGCCGGGCGGACGCACTGGATATACAGACATCGGATTTGTGGCGTGATGTGAGCTGGGCCATCTCTGACATTCTGTGCCGTCCGCGAATCTTTGCGGAGTTGTGCTGATGAAAGTAAAGGCACTGGAAGGCGACACCGTGGATTCGCTCTGTTTCCGGTACTACGGCACGACGCAGGGCGTCACCGAAAAGGTGCTGGATGCCAACCCCGGACTCTGTCAGCAGGTATTTCTGGACGCCGGGCAGGAAGTGGAGATGCCGGAGCCGGAGAAGAAGAAACGAGAAATGATTCCGTTGTGGGGGGAGTAGCAGTGAGCACCATTCAAACAGGGATCACAGAGCAGGTTATTGCATGGCTCTTTGACCACCTGCCAACGGTGTATGCAGTAGGCGCGGCGGTCAGCATTTCCGCGCTGATGAGTCTTTATGACGGACGAACACTGGTTCAGACCGTAACGGGATCGCTGGCGTGCGGCGTTCTTGCCATGGCCGTGGCCGGGTCGTTGCGCTTCTTCGGTTTTCCTGAAGATGCCGTGACGTTTATCGGCGCATCAATCGGTTTTATGGGGGCAGAGAAAGCACGCGACAAGGTTATTGCGGCCTTTAATCGCAGGGTGAAGGAGAAGGACGAATGAGCAACACATTTAAATTCAGCAGCCGGAGCGAAAAGAATTTGCAGGGCGTAAATCCTGATCTGGTGAAAGTGACCCGACGGGCACTGGAAATCTCGGAAGTGGATTTTGGTATCACCGAAGGGTTGCGCAGCCGTTACCGCCAGAAGCAACTGGTGGCCACGGGTAAGAGCCAGACCATGAACAGCCGCCACCTTACGGGGCATGCCGTGGATGTTGTGGCTTATATCGGCAGCCAGGTGTCATGGGAATGGTCGCTGTACGAAAAAATCGCAGCAGCATTCAGACAGGCCAGCCGGGAACTGAATATTCCGGTGGAATGGGGCGGCGACTGGAAGACCCTGAAAGACGGACCGCATTTTCAGTTACCACACGGAGCCTATCCGGCATGAAGCTCTGGCCCACGCTGGGTGTCGCTTTCCTTCTGATTGCCGCATGGGGAACATCCATACGTCTGTCGTGGTCGCTGGGCCGGGAGAACGCCAGAAACGAAGCGCAGGCCAGCACCCTGAAAAGTACCGTCGACACCCTGAATATCATCAGCACCGGGGTACAGGATATGCAGCAGGTGCTGGCGCAACTCCGCGTGGAAAATCAGCAACGCAATCAGGACGGAGAAGCCAGACGTGAACAGCTACGCAACGATATTGCAAAAGATGAATGCGCCCACGCTTTGTCTGATGCTCGTTTTACTGACAGGTTGCGCAGGCACGCAGAACGCGCCACGGCCAGCGCCGTCAGTCCGGCTTATACCGCAGACGCTGACCATACCGGTAACGCCTCCCCCCTTCCCTGACACTCCCACATGGGGAAATCTCGGTATATGGGGCGACCGCCTTCTGGATGCACTGGAAACCTGTAACGCGGATAAACGGGCCATTGAATTACTGGAACAGCGCAGACTGCAACGACTGAACAACGAGGACAACAACCATGCTGAAAACTGATTCCCTGCGTGAAGCCATGACCCGTTCATGCCGATGGTGTCAGGCCAACCCGGAAAAATTCACCATTTTCGTGGAGAGCGGCAACATTGAAACGACCGGAGAAACGCCCTCGTTTGTTTACCGCTATCAGATGGTGATGTTTGTCATGGATTACGCCGGGGAGCTGGACGACCTCACGCTGCCGCTACTGGCGTGGTTATCCGAAAATCAGCCACAGTTGTTGCTCAATCCGGAGCGTAATCAGGACATCAAATTCTCCGCCGTTATCAATGACGATGACAGCGCCGATCTCCTGTTTACGCTCCCCCTGCGGGAACGCGTTCGCATTACGCGCAGCAGTCAGGGGACACCGCAGGCAGAGCACCTGCCGGAGCCAAAACCCCGTCTGCCATCTTCCGAAGGCGACTGGTCGCATATATTCCAGGATGTGACGTGGGGTGAAAGCGATGGATAAGGCATTCACCCGTGTGGATGAAACCTTTGAGGCCATCCGCGACAGCCTGAATCAGCAGGCCATCAATAACATCGCCAGAAAGCTGGCACAGGATTTACGCCGCGCCCAGCAGGCGCGCATCCGGTCACAGAAAGCGCCGGACGGGACCGCATGGACACCACGCAGACGCCGCGTAACCCGGATACAGGAGCGCATTCGCTTTATCTGGAATAACGAAGCACGCACGCTGAAAAACTGGCATCACGACACGGGGAAATACGGGCGAACCATTACCGGGTGGGATGAGGATAAAAACAATATCCGCACGTTTTACCGGGATGACATCGACCGTTTTCTGGAAATACGCACCCGGCGCATCAACCAGGACAGCACAAAGCGCGTCCCCATGTTCGTAAAACTGCGCACCGCCCGCTACCTGAAAGCCCGTGCAGATGCTTCCGGTGTGACGGTGGGTTACAGCGGCGTGGCCGCACGTATTGCACGCGTTCATCAGTTCGGTGAGCGCGATCAGGTTGCGCCGGGCATTTTCACCGATTACCCGGTACGTGAGCTGCTGGGTATCAGCCAGGCAGATGAGCGCCTGATTTATAACACGGTGCTGGGCCGGATTGCGGAGGCTGTACGGTGAGCGCAGAACTCATGCGACTGCTGAGCAACATCATCCGTACCGGGATCATCTCTGAAGTTGATGAGGAATCCTGGTGCGTGCGCGTTCGCAGCGGCGAACTGGAAACAGGCTGGCTGCGCTGGAACACCACGCGCGCGGGAGCCTTCAATGTGTGGCTGCCGCCATCACCAGGCGAACAGGTGGTAATTGCCTGCATTGGCGGCAACCCGGAAACCGCCATGATAATTGGCAGCCTGTGGAGTGATGCCAGTCCGGCCCCCGGCAAAAGCCTGAAAGAAATCGTGATCAGCGCGCCGGATGGCGCGGTGTTCCGCTACGACACGGACGCAGGCGCACTGAGCGCCAGCGGCATGAAAACAGCCACCCTGCAGGCATCCGTCAGCGTGACACTGGATACGCCCGTCGTGGAATGCACAGACCTTCTGAGAACAGCGACGCTTGACGTCACAAAAGGGGGAAAGATGAGCGGCAATATCACGCACAGCGGCGGCGATTTCACCTCAAACGGCATCACAGTGCATACGCATAAGCACGGTGGCGTTAAAGGTGGCAGCGATTCGACAGGAGGCCCGCAGTGACAACCCGCTACACAGGAATGAATCCGGACGGGACGGGAAACCTGAACGATATGGAGCACCTGAAACAGTCAGTCAGGGACATCCTGATCACCCCGCTGGCAAGCCGGGTTATGCGACGGGAATATGGCAGCCTTGTGCCTGATTTGATTGACGAACCCATGAATAACACAACTCGTCTGCAATGCATGAGTGCTGCCGTGATTGCGCTGACACGATGGGAACCCCGCATTGCCCTGGACGCCATCGACGTTGTCTGGAAAGCGGGAGGCCGCGCCGGGGTGACGCTGTCGGGCACTGTCATGCAGACCATGCAGAATGTTGAGTTAACCATCACGCTGAAGGAGTAAATCATGCCCGCCGTTGACCTTTCCCAGTTACCGGAACCCGCCATCATCGCGGAGCCTGACTTTGAGGCAATTCTGGCTGACACAAAGGCCATGATGATTGCGGCTTATCCCGCCGAACAGCGTGAAGCCGTCTCCGCCGCGCTGGAGCTGGAATCGGAACCCCTGAACGTTATCGCCCAGACAACAGCGTTTCGTGAAATGCTGTTACGCCAGCGGGTCAATGAGGGGGCACACGCCTGCATGTTAAGCCACAGCGCCGGGACAGACCTGGACAACCTCGCGGGCAATATGAACACAAAGCGCCTGACCATCACTCCGGCAACGGATACCACCGACGCAGTGATGGAAAGTGACACCTCGCTGAGACTGCGGGCACAGCGGGCGTACGATGGCCTGAGTGTTGCTGGCCCGTCAGGTGCATACGAGTATTTTGCCCGCAGCGCCAGCGGTCTGGTGCGTGATGCGCGGGCTATCAGTCCGTCTCCGGCAAATGTGACGGTTTCCATCCTGTCCACTGAAGGCGACGGCACAGCAACGGAGGCGTTGCTTAATACCGTTCGCGCCGTTCTGAATGCAGAGGATACCCGCCCGGTGGCCGACCGCCTGACCGTACAGAGCGCCAGAATCGTGACATGGCGGCTGAATGCAAAACTGTACTTTTACCCCGGCCCGGAATCCGAACCTATTCTGGCCGCGGCTGAATCGTCGTTCAGGAAGTGGCTGGCTGAGCAGGGGCTTATCGGTCAGGACGTGGCGTTGTCCGCCATTGCTGCCGCACTGCATGTGCACGGTGTGCAACGCGTGGAGATAATCGAACCCACACAGAATATGACCATCAGCGACATACAGGCGGCGCGCTGTGAGTCATTCACCATCAGCGAAGGTGGACGCAATGAGTAATTCACTGTTACCACCATCAGCCAGCAATTTCATGCGTTGTGCCGAAGCCGTCGGAACACGCATTACAGACATTCCGGTAGACCTCAACACGCTGTGGTCGCCGGACACCTGCCCGGTGCATCTGCTGCCTTATCTCGCCTGGGCGTTTTCCGTTGACCGCTGGGATCGCAACTGGCCGGAAGAGACAAAGCGACAGGTAATTCGTGATGCATGGCTGATACACCGACACAAAGGGACCATCAGCGCACTGCGAAGAGCCGTGGAGCCTCTCGGCTACCTGATTGAAGTAAAGGAGTGGTGGCAACTCAACGAGGAGCCAGGAACATTTCGCATTGTTGTCGGAGTACTTGATCAGGGCATCACCGATGAAATGTATCAGGAACTTGAGCGCCTTATTGCGGATGCAAAACCAGTAAGTCGCCATCTGACGGGGCTGGCGATCAGCCTGAGTGTGAACGGAAAGATTTTCGTTGGTACGGGATGCTATCACGGCGATGCCCTGACGGTTTATCCCTACACCCCGGAGTCCATTATTGTCGAAGGGGATTATTTCCCTGCCCCGGCCATTCATTTAATTGATAATCTGAGAGTAAACGCATGACAGTGAAATACTACGCCATTCTGACTAATCAGGGCGCAGCACGACTGGCTAACGCGACGATGCTCGGCAGTAAGCTGAATCTGACGCAAATGGCCGTTGGTGATGCAAATGGTGTGTTACCAACACCAGACCCTGCACAAACAAAACTGATTAACCAGAAACGCATTGCACCGCTGAATCTTCTGAGTGTTGACCCTAACAATCAGAGCCAGATTATTGCGGAGCAAATCATCCCTGAAAACGAGGGAGGATTCTGGATCCGTGAGATTGGTCTTTATGATGATGAAGGTGCACTCATTGCGGTGGCAAACTGCCCGGAAACGTACAAACCGCAGTTGCAGGAAGGCAGTGGACGCACCCAGACTATCCGCATGATTCTGGTTGTCACGAACACCGAAGCCATCACGCTGAAAATCGACCCGTCTGTGGTTCTGGCAACCCGCAAATATGTGGATGATAAAATATCAGAGCACGAACAGTCACGACGTCACCCGGACGCCTCGCTGACCGTAAAAGGTTTTACTCAGTTAAGCAGTGCAATTAACAGTGAATCAGAAACACTGGCCGCAACACCGAAAGCGGTTAAGGCTGCATATGACCTGGCTAACGGGAAATATACCGCCCAGAACGCCACCACTACACAAAAAGGGATTGTTCAGCTCAGTAGCGCCACGAACAGCACGTCTGAAACGCTGGCAGCGACACCAAAAGCTGTTAAGGCGGTAATGGATGAAACGAACAAGAAAGCACCATTAAACAGCCCGGCACTGACCGGAACGCCAACAACACCAACAGCGCCACAGGGGACTAATAGTGCCCAGATCGCAAGCACGGCTTTCGTTATGGCTGCGATTGCCGCACTTGTAGATTCGTCACCTGATGCACTGAACACGCTGAACGAACTGGCTGCAGCGCTGGGCAATGACCCGAATTTTGCGACCACCATGACTAACGCGCTTGCGGGTAAGCAACCGAAGGATGCCACCCTGACGGCGCTGGCGGAGCTTGCTACATCAGCAGATAAACTCCCATATTTTACAGGGGCAGATCGTGCCGCGTTAACCGCGTTGACAAGTGTTGGACGTGCCATTCTTGGTAAAACCAGCACTCAGGGAGTTCTTGATTACCTTGGTTTAGGAGAAGGCTCGGCGCTACCCGTTGGTGTGCCTGTTCCGTGGCCCACCGCCACACCGCCAGCAGGCTGGTTAAAGTGCGACGGGCGCGCCTTTACAAAAGAACAATATCCTGTTCTGGCCAGAGTCTACCCGACCCTCCGTCTTCCCGATTTACGCGGTGAGTTTATCCGTGGATGGGACGACGGGCGCAAAGTTGATACAGGACGTAAGTTGCTGTCCGCACAAGGGGCAACGCTGTTAAGAACAGCAATGCTGGATTATTATAACCAGGACACTACGGGAACCTCGGGGATAGTCGGCATGGGATTCAACAATGAAGATTCCATTACAGACCTTCGTGAGGGCAGCTTTAAAATGCCGGACGGGACAACATTCAGCGATCCTGTCGTGGCAATGTCAGACAATGGTATGCAGGCTACTATTCTGACCTCTATCAGAAGCGGGTATGCGAAGGGTATCACTGTCAGACCCCGTAGCATTGCACTTAATTACATTGTGAGGGCAGTTTAATGAGTAACACTGCAGTTCTGGATGAAAACGGTATCGCCACTGTAGCGGGCGATATCACTGTATATCACTATGACGAGGAAACCCGGGAATACACCTCATCCTCTGTGGAGTATCTCGCCCTTGGGGTGGGTACTCCGGCACATTCGTGCGCCGATGCACCGCCGGAAGCAATTTCGGGTTACGTGGTTTGCCGGACTGCCACGCTGAACGGGTGGGAGCATGTGCCTGATCACCGCGGCGAGACGGTATACAGCACGGAGAACGGTAACCCCGTTCTGATTACCCAACCGGGTGATTACCCGGCGGACACCACCACAAAACAGCCAGCCACGCCATGGGATACCTGGAACGGTGAGGCGTGGGTAACCGATACTGAACGGCAGCGAGCCGCAGAACTGGAGGTTGCCAGACAGCAACGCCAGCAACGGGTGAAACAGGCGATGGCGTCCGTCGATCTTATCAACCTCAAACTGCGTGCTGGTCGCAGTCTGAAACCAGAAGAAACGGCAAAACTGAACGCCGTGCTGGATTATATCGACGAGCTGAACGCACTGGATATCAGCAAGGCACCTGAAATCAGCTGGCCGGAAGCGCCACTGGCGCTTGCCGGCTGAACGGTATCACGCCGCCCTCACGATATAGTTAAATGCGATATTGCGGGGGCGAGCTGATACATAAGCCCACCAGTCATATCTTTGTGCACCTTTAGAGGATGCATCAAATATCCACTTTTTGCCATTTAAGACCCCCAGTTGATTAGAGGTTAAAGCGTCACCAAATCCGTATTGTGTAGAGCCGAGCGAACTGATATCTCCGGTATCATTATCATCAAAACCGGATACGATAGTCCCTTCCTGAAATGAAAGTAGCGCACGCCCGGTATCAACCTTGCGACCACCGTCCCATCCACGGATAAACTCACCGCGCAAATCGGGAAGACGGAGGGTCGGGTAGACTCTGGCCAGAACAGGATATTGTTCTTTGGTGAACGTAGCTCCGTTGCACTGTAACCAGCCTGCTGGCGGTGTGGCGGTGGGCCATGGAACCGGTACACCAACAGGCAATGCAGAGCCTTCCCCCAAACCAAGGTAATTGAGGACATCTTTTATACTGCCCTTAGCGATAATAGCGCGACCAATAGCTGTAAGGGTTGCCAGCTCTGCGCGGTCTGCTCCGGTAAAATAAGGCAACCGATCTGCTGCAGTGGCAAGTCCTGCCAGAGCAGTGAGCGTGGCATCTGCCGGTTGTTTTCCGTTTGCCAGATCGTATGCAGCCTTGACCGCTTTCGGTGTGGCGGCCAGTATTTCAGACGTGCTGTTGATGGCACTGCTCAATTGTACGGTGCCTTTTGCCGTCAGCGAGGCAGCAGGCACTCCCGTTATCTGACTCCACGGGTGAGTGTGGCTGACGGGCGCCTTGCCGGCTGCAAGGTCGTATGCAGCCTTGACCGCCTTCGGCGTGGCAGCCTCAGTTTCTGATTGACTGTCCGTGGCGCTGCTCAGTTGTACGGTGCCTTTTGCCGTCAGCGAGGCAGCAGGCACTCCCGTTATCTGACTCCACGGGTGAGTGTGGCTGACGGGCGCCTTGCCGGCTGCAAGGTCGTATGCAGCCTTGACCGCCTTCGGCGTGGCAGCCTCAGTTTCTGATTGACTGTCCGTGGCGCTGCTCAGTTGTACGGTGCCTTTTGCCGTCAGCGAGGCAGCAGGCACTCCCGTTATCTGACTCCACGGGTGAGTATGGCTGACGGGGGCCTTGCCGGCAGCCAGGTCATATGCAGCCTTGACGGCCTTTGGTGTGGCGGCCAGCGTTTCAGAGGTGCTGTTGGTGGCACTGCTCAGTTGGGTGAACCCCTTAGCTGTCAGTGTCGCGTCCGGGTGGTTACGGGAACGTACGTGTTCAGCCAGTGACTGTGCGGCTTCCTCCGTTTTTTTCTTCAGCCATTTCGTCCTGTTTGCCAGTTGCCGGGGGGCTCGATTTGATATCCCGTCTGCACCACCCAGAACCGGATCTGATGTCTCCAGTTGATAGATATTTTCTTCCCACTTTTCTGTTTCATTCAGGTTTCCCATAATCAACTGCTCCCGTGGTTATAACTGCCATCATGGATGGCGGTATTGTTATAGCGAATGGCCACAGACTGATACTCCAGGCTGGCCAGATGGCAGCGGGCCGGTGCAAATGCAGCGAGCGTCTGACGCAGCATCGCGGCCTGATCGTTAGTAATGGGCTGTTTCAGAATAACGCGATAAACTGCCCAGGCGGCTGCATCTCCATGAACAAACAGTCCGTTATAGCTGCGATTGCCGTCGTAACTGAGACGACCTGTGCCTTCAATCAGATCCACTTCACCAAAGCCAAAACGGCGGATAACTTCCCGGATTGACCACGGCGTCCCTTTATACCGGTGCAGTTCGATGGCTGCTTTTATAAGCATGCGGCGAACATCGTCCGATTCCGCCAGCTCCCAGCCATCGCCAGACAGTGAGAACTGCTCGCCCAGCCATGGCAGCGCGGAACTGTCGACGATATCGACGAGAAAGACCATCAGTACGCTCAGGTCGATGTTATCCAGCCGTCCTGCCAGTCTTCCCAGCGTCCTGAGACTGATATCACCCTCAAGCGGTGGCGGGAGTTGTAATGGCTCAGTCATCAGACACTCCAGTCATGTTAAGAGTGATTGCCGTACAGTTTGCCCATTCGTTTTCTGCCACCACCCGCAGTGCCGGTGTCACCAGTTCAACCTGGTACACCCCGGAAACGGACAATGCACTGATAATCTGGCTGGGGACAATATCGCGCCCCAGCGTGGCGGCACGTGATGCCACCCAGTTCTGTATGGCGCTGTTAGCGGCATCTTTTACAGACCTGGCATCCTGATCACGATAGATCGTAATCTTGGCTTCAATGGTGTAATCCACCTTCACTGGTGTTTTAGCCCGCACTGTATCAGTGAGTGGCCTGACTTTCTCATCAGAGCAGAAACTCTCTACCAGCGTGAGAACACCGCCGTCCGGCAGACCGGTACTGAGCAGCGGATACAGATCTACGGTCCCGGGAACCGGGGAAAGCACAGCAACATCGACAATGTTGGGATGGGCCTGCATGGCATGAAAGCGGTATGCGCCACGGCTTCCGGCATTGGTGAATGACTCCGGGGCCAGCCTGATACGCTCCCGGAGCCTGTCATCGTCTTCCTGTTCTGAACCGCCGGAACTGGCCGTCAGATTGCTCACCAGCAGGTCGACGTTATCAATCTCATCGAGTAACTGACTGACCTGCGCAGGTTGCCAGCCGTTACCAGCGGTACCGGGTTCGGTACAGGTGGACGTGACATTGACCAGCAGCAATCCGGCCTTCAGTACCACATCTGTATCGGTGGCAAAAATAACGCTGTCGGAAGCGCTGACGCGGGTGCCTGCCGGGATCAGCACATCAATGGCCAGTGCCTCATCTACGGAGAACTGGAGCGTGGTAGTGGCAGGCTGCGCGGCAAGACGGTATACACCGACCAGTTCACCGAGGTAATCAATCATCGGCTCACGGGCAAAGGCGACCAGATTCTGCTTTGCTGCCTCCTGTACCGCAACCCTGACCAGCATTTCGCGATAGGCCCACAGATCAATCAGCAGACGTTCTGCCTGTGCCGGGTACAGCGTTTTGCCGGTATCCGCTTCATACTTCGCAATCATTTCTGCCGTGATTTTGTCGGCATCGCGTTCAATAAAATCGGGTTCTGTCAGCGCCATAGCAGCTCCTGAGTCCGGGTCTGTCCGTCTGAGCCTTTCCAGCTCACCCGGAGCGTAAGATGTTCGCCGTCGACGGCGGGTTTAACTGACATAAGCTGGCAGCGGGGCTCCCAGCGCCGGATGGCATCGACGGATTCGCGCACCACATGCGGAATGGCCCGGTCTACAGGCCAGTCGATATAAAGATGCAGATTGCTGCCGAACTCCGGGCGATGCGGGTCGCTGCCGCGGGGAGTCCGCAGGATAATTTGAATCGCCTGCCGGATATCATCCAGCCCCCGGACAATTTCGCCGGGAGCCTGCAGGGTCGGTTGCCAGAATACTGAGGTTGTTTTCATGGGGGCAGTATTGCCCCCGTGCGGGAACGCTGATATTAAAGGCGTTTAAAAAGCTCAGTGGGAGTGGTGGCTGGAGTTTTCGCCATCAGACAACATACTGCCCGTGGCATGGGCATTCCCTTTAATCTCGATATTGCCATGGATGGTCGCGGTAACACCTTCACCACCAGAACCCGCCATGCCTCCTTCGTAAATCAGCTTACCCCTGACACGCAGATCTCCGGTAAGTTCGGTTTCCGGTGCGTCAATCGTGGCTTTCTGTGTTTTCAATACCACATCAGCACCACACTCAATGACAATATGCTCAATGCCGCCCCGGATGGTCAGAGTGTGCGTCTTCCGGTTGTAGCTGTACTCTGCACCATCAGCAAACCGGGTTCCCCGGATATTTTTGTCACTGAACGGTGGTTTATCGACGTCTGAATACACCGCGCCCAGAATAACACCATCCTCGCCGTTGGCATCGAGCAGCACCTCAACCTGCTCCCCCACGTCAGGGAGCCAGTAATCTTTGTTATCCTGGGTATTGCGCTGCAGCACGTTAAGCCAGTTTGTGCGCAGGTTATCGCATTCAGGCAGACGAACGCGGGCCTGAACCCTGTCGGCATCAACGGCACTGACCGTACCGACCTGACGAGTGACACCAGTCATTTTTTCTTCTCCTTAATCACCGTCGATGTACTGCCATCCGGGTGATAAACCGTGAGTTTCTGAGTTTTTTGTTTTTTCCCTCTTGTGACTGGCCCCCGTGCCACTTCCAGCTCTGTGGTGTAGCCGCTGTTACGGTCAAACGCATGGCGGGCAGTGGTTATGAGCCATGGCCCGGATAACTGCCCAAAACCCACCAGTTCAATTTTGTTGCCTGCTGTCAGTTGAGGTGTTCCCGTCAGCGTCAGGGAGCCGTTCTGCTGGTATTCGTTATGTCTGGCCAGTGCTGAATCCGCTTTAATCCGGGCACTGTCCGGGTCGCTGACGCGGCTGTTAACTTTAAGTGAGTCAGCGCTGGTAACCTTACCACCTTTGAGCTTTTTGTCGCTTTCACGGGTACCACCATCAGCTTCGTAGACGATCAGTTTTTTACTGCTGCTTTTCTGGTGTTTTACCTTTGCAGATTTATAGACCCGGTTGATGGTGTCACGCAGGGAAAAGCGGGCCACATCCTGCGGTTTTAACTGCCTGACCGGCTCCTGACTGCGCAGTGTGGCCAGATGAGAAAAAATCAGCTGGTCACTGACCACTTTCACTGCATAACCATACTCGCTGGCCAGCCGGCGCAGAAAACCCACGTCGGTTTCAGCATACTGGGTCACCCGGTCGATTCTGATGGACTCAATGCTGCCCACCAGTTTCAGTCGGTGCTTTCTGGCAATCCGCCCCGCAACAGCTGCCAGCGTGGTGTTCTCAAAACCACGACTGGTTTTAGTCCGCAGGGCACTGTTAACCGAGGTGGCCACCCCACGGATAGAAACAACGGAAGCGGGCGAACTCACTTCGATCTCGTCTATAGAGAACGTACCGCAGGACAGCAGCTTCTCGCCCTGATAGCCCATTTTCAGCGTCAGCGTGTCACCCTTGCCCGGATACCATTTATCCAGCCAGCGGCCATCGGTGTCGTCCAGCTCCACCTCAATGGTATCGGACTCATTTTTGATGTTATCGCTCCAGGTCACACGGGTGACATAAGGCGCGATATCAGAGGTGATGTTTTTCTGCAGATACCACAAAGTGAACACCGGTGTCAGCACATCGCTGACGCCGGTTAACGCTGATGTGACTTGCGCAGTGCTGTTTATCTCAGCCATGGGGCAATATCCTCTTCTGTACGGGCTTCTTCAGCCTCAATCACCGGGATCAGTAACAACAGCCCGGAGGGCAGCACCGGCGTGATGGCCACGTGCGGATTGGCGGCAATAATCCGGGGATAGCCCAGCGGGTCACCGTAGTACTGCCATGCCAGCGAATCCCAGCGCTCTCCGTCACGGGTAACATGTTCAAGAAACATCACACACTCCTCGTCAGTATTCTGGCGGCCATTGCACTTAATTCCGGAGACATGCGGTTGAATGCTGTGCCGGCGGCGTTAAGCTGCCCGGAAACGGTATCCAGAGCACCTGCAATATTTCTTTTGTCCACACCACTCAGCGCAGACTGTGCCTGCTGTACATACGTGGCTGCTTCGCTGGCTGTTCTGGCCAGACTGATGGCATCGGGCATGGATTCAGAGAGTGCGTTAAACGCCGGAACACTTTTCCCCAGAGCCCCGGAGATATTACCCAGTCCGCTCATCAGCCCCGGCACACGGGTCAGTGCGACAACGGGGTTATCCTTCATTTTCTGTGTCACCCGAACGGCGCTGATAGTGGTCTGGAGTACAGACTGCGCCTGTTTCGCATAGTTGACGCCGTTGCGGATGAACTGCGCCACCCCTGAAGGTGAAGGTATGGCACCGGAGACCGCCCCGACACCCGGGAGCTTCGTGCGTATTGCCGGTGGTTGCAGAGGATTTTTCGGGTCACCGGTGTATTCCCGGAGAGACACGGTGGCACTGACAGCCAGCACGTTGCCGGTACTGTCAGTCTGCTCGCTGGTTGCAGTCACATCGGTAATCACGAACCAGCCGCGATAGTCACCGTTGCCGAAGACCAGCGCCAGTGCCTGATGGGCTTTCATGGCTGTTCGCAGTCTCGCCAGCTCCACATCGGGTACACAATAATGCTGATGGAAAACCAGAGTTATCTGGATTTCGTCCAGCCTGTCGCCGACGAACTGCAGGCCAGGCTTACCCCCGATGCGGGCATGCTCCGCATAATCGACGCCGAACGTGGCCTCGAAGCCGTCCCAGTAGGTAATCAGCTCAAACTCAATATCACCCAGTACGGCAAACATCAGCGGTACTCCTTACGTTGTTTCTGAGCCAGCAGACGCTCCAGCATTTTTTCCAGCTCATGCAGACTCATATTCAGGGCACCAGTCAGTCCTGCAGGCGCTGTGGTTTCCCTGCCATTGAGGAAAAACTGAGGATTAAAGCTGACCTGGATACCACCAGACGTTCCACCGCCGGTTGCAGCTGCACCACGGCCTGAATATCCGGCAGCCAGGATTTCAGGCGAGGGGATACGGGGAACATCCGGTGTCATCTCATTTGCCAGACGTTGCCCTGGTAAAATCGATGCCCGGGTGGAGAGCGGAATAGCGGGCATGGAAGACAAACTATTGATTACGGCTCCGATCGCATTTTTAGCAGACGACATAAACCCATTGATATCGGGCAACGGCATACTGAAGCGAACACCTGAAGTGTTATCCCGTATTTCTGGCCCCTGGATGCTCACGGGCATTCTGGGGAGCAGTTCACTGGCCATTCGCTGCCCGGCCAGAGCTGCAAGCGGAGTGGTCCGCTGCAGGCCAATGGCGGCCCCCTGCGCGATATTGTCACCAAAGCCCATAAACACGCGGCTCGGCGAATGAATGCCCAGCTTTTCGCTGAACCAGCCACTGATGCTGTCACCCATTCCGGTTACACTGGATTTGAGCGACTCCCATTTGTTTTTGATACCGTTAATCAGACCATCGACAAGATGGCCACCGAAGTCGGTAAACTTTGCCGGCAGATCAACACCAAGATATTTCAGCGCAGCTGCAAAGGCTTTATAGAGCAGGCCTGCCGGCGACCAGTTAATCAGTAACTTACCAATTCCCACAATGCCGCCGTTAAAGGCTTCCTGAATGTCTGCCCAGCGCTGTTTAAACCAGCCACTGACTGCCCCCCAGTTGCGGTAGATAAGGTAAGCTGCTGCCGCGACAGCGGTGATAACGAGACCGATGGGATTCATCATCAGCGCACGTCCAATCCAGAGAACAGCACGTCCGGCGAGCATAATTCCGCGAACCAGCCCCCCGGAGAGCACGCCACTCAGTGTTCTGGCTCCTCTGGCGACGGCGCTAAATCCGGTCACCAGCCAGCGGAGCTTACCGCCTTGCCCCAGTGCGAGCGACAGACGAAGCCAGTTGGCCCGAAGTAAAACAGCATTTTTCCAGACACTTACAAAGGGGGAAATAAGGAGATTCAGCCCCAGTTTGAGACCAACAGTCGCTATCTTAATCGCAAGGAGCGCACTGATGAGCTTAAAAGCCCCACTGACAAATTGCGGGTGAGTCGCTACCCAGTGTTTTGCCCCCTGAATGAGTGGAAGCAGTTCCTGAGTCAAAGAAATAAAAGATGGAGCTAATTGATCGCCCAGCGTAATTGCCAGATCGCGACTGCTGACCATAAGTGTTTTAGTGGCTTCAAGGGGAGATTTCAGCCGCTGATCATAAGCACTGGCAAGCAAATCGTTATCCGCAGCCCTGAGAGCACCGGCACGGATCTCTCGATATCTGTCCATGTTGGCCAGCATCGGGCGGATAAATGCCATGACCTGCATATCCGCGAACATATCGCCCAGACCAAAGTTTTTCGCCAGAGCCTGAAGTGCCTCATCTCTTGCCGTATCATTCTTTATTTTCATGGCTGATTTGAAGCCGGCCAGCGCTTCGGGGCTTTTGGCATTGAGGTAACGTTCTATAACACTCAACATCCCTTCAATCGGAGAGATCCCCGCAGCTTTATAACTCGCAATAGATCCCTGCAAATCAATACCCAGATCAGCAAACTGTTTCTGAGTATCGCGGGCAAAAATTTTGGTAAGAAAGTTTTTAAAATTATTGGCTGCTTCGTCGGTGGAACCTGCACCGATTTTTGCTATCTGGAGACTGGCCCCGATTTCAGCAACAGCCTCTTTTCCACTGGCAATACCCGCCATCATTGGGGCCAGGGACTGCATCCACTTGACCTGATCCGGGATTTCAAATGACCCCTGGTCACCGGCATAAGCCATAATATTCTGAACGGCACCAAAATCTCTGGCCGCACCTTTCAGGGAGTTTTGCCAGACTGCGGCCACTTTTGCCCAGTCCTGAGCAGACGTGCGTGTTGCCGTTGCCGCGCGGGCAATATCCGGCATCAGAAAACCGATATCTGACACATTATCAATATTGTCGCTGATGAGTGAACCCACCGCCTCCTGCAGCTCATCCTGATACTGATTGTATTTAAGCGCCCAGCCTTTTATCTGTCCGGCAAGTCCATCCCGCGTTTTATTGTCATATTTTGCGGTGATCGACATATCAATCATTTTGTCCTGAAAAGACATGGACTGCTGAACGGCAGGGGAAACCGTATGATAAACAGTCTGTGCCATGCCATACGCTTCAATCCCCTGACCATACAGCGCCATGCGGTTAGCTTTCAGCGCATCACTGGTAGCGGATGCCGCTGACAGACGGCGCTGCTGGCGCTCAATTTGCTCCATGGTGCGGCTTACCCGCAGCAGCTCGCTGTTGAGATGCTGCATCCGGGAAGAACCCAGTTGACCATAACGTTCTGTTGCACGGGTTAAAGCGTTCTGACGTTCCTGCAGGCGGCGTGAGGTATCGCTCAGGGAATCAAGCGCACGGCGGGTACCGCTCATTGCAGAACGGAATGTGCTACCAATCATCCCGCCGATAACAACGCCGACTGAAAACTGTCCCGACATAGTGGTTAACCTCCGGGGAAGGTGAGAAGACGTGAGGGGATAACGCAGAACAGCCGCTACTGGCGGCTGTCTGTACTATGATTTGTCGCCGTACTCGCTTTTTATTTGCTCTTCAGCCTGCTCCAGCCACATCTCCAGATCGTCAGTATCGAGGGCATCAATCTCCCCCGGCTGAAACCGGAACCATCTCGCCAGCAGCCCCTGCGCCTGCGTCAGCGCCCTAGTTGCTCTCACCCATCCCCGTGATGAGCTGAAATCGTTTCTGTAACTGCAGGTAATCAGCCAGATCCATATTGTCGAGATCTTCCGGGAGAAGACCAGTACTGCGGGCAATCAGCGGTTCGTCCCAGTCTGCCGGGTTTTTGCTGATTTTGCGCACCTGCTTCAGGTCTTTTACCGTCAGGCGTTTCAGTTCAACCTGCTCAATTCTGGTGCCTGCAGCAGTGGTGAAGGGATAAGACAATTTAAAAGTATCGGATGGGGTCTGTGACATGATTGTGCTCCTGTGTAAGTTCAGGGCAGTATGTCGGGAGAAGCGCGTGACGGATATTAAAGGAGATTAAGAAGAAGGGGCCGGAGCCCCTGTGATGTCAGCAAGTGCGAAACCCCTTGCAGTTACGCAGGAAAGCGATGAGAAGCGTCTTTCCCTCAGATTTGCCGGTGCCGGAGAACCAGTGGTCGGGAGGCTCCCATGCTTCAATCAAATCCGCCAGTTTGCGGGCCTTTGAACGTGTGCAGTCAATCGGGTCATTGGTTTTACGGGTATTAAAAAGGGTTTCCACCCCCCGGAATATCAAGGAGGGTTAACCACGTACCATTTGACATGCCCAGTGCCGCACATCGTCTTCCTTTATCCGTCAGTTCAACACTCATCGTCAGCCCCCGATATTGATACGGTAGTCAGTCAGTTGATCAACACCGCCGACCCGGAAGATGTTGGCCAGATAGTCCAGTTGCAGCAGCTCTTCACCATCCAGTACCTGTCTGATATACGTGCAGGTGAAGCTACTGGAGAACTCGGCGTTCTCGTGCTGTTTGAACGTCCCCAGAGGGTTCTTCTTGAACATAATCGTCAGGAAGGTGACCAGCGGGATTTCGTCAATCAGCCCCTGCGAGCTGTAGCGCTGGACGCTGGAACGACACTGCAGTGCCAGCGACCTGTACGGGTTAGCGGCAGACAGCATCGCATCGCGGTAAAAGCTGTTCCATTTGATTTCGCCTTCCAGTTTGTCAAAACCAGCCGGGAGTTCCACCTTACCCACCATCCCCAGCGCCTTGTGTTCCTGCATAATCATGGAGACATCGGGGAGTTTAACTTCCTCAGCCCGTCCCAGCAGGTTAGTACCATCCAGATAGATGTTGGCATTCGTGATGCGGTTTATCTCAATCTTTGACATCAGTTGCCCCCTTTCAGGGTTAACAGGTATTCCGAGGTGATCTCAGTCTCAAACGTCAGTCGCTCCAGCGGCGGTGGTGGCGTATATTTGTAGCTCAGCAACAGGTGCCCGGCGGCCAGCTCCGTCTCCGGATTGCGGGCCGGATCAAACCAGCAACGGAAGCCCAGTACCGCACCATCACCAGTCATTTTGCGACCGTAGGCGTTGACCGACTCCGTCAGTGCATCAATCAGCGCCTGAGTAATCGGCATGTCGATGTACTGCTGGCTGAAATAACGAATGGACTCGTTGATCACATCACCGGTGCGGCGAACGTTCTCAAAGTTACGCATATGGGTGACCGTTGGCCATGCTGCCGTCCGGTTACCCCACAGACGAAGGCCGCTGCCGTAACTGCTGAATACCGTGGTGATCCCCTGTTCGTTAAGCAGGTTTACCTCACTCTGCGGGTCATCAATCATCGCGGACAGCTGGCGCTCCACGCCGGTGATCCCCAGAATCTCCTGATTGGAGGATGACCACCAGTAGCCCTTGTCCAGATCGACTCTGGCACGCAGACCTGCTGCACGCTGGCTGAGCGGCTCCAGACGCTCTGTGTTTGTCACCGGGTCATATACCTTCACATGCGGATAGCACAGACGGACGCGGTCGGAGCTGGTATTGAAGTTGATGGTGCCTTCCGGGCCACGACCTGCCAGAGCCTGTGCAAAGGTGGTACCGACAGGCGCATCAATGTAGGTTACCGCGCCCAGCTTCTCTGCCATGGCGATAAGCTCAACTGCGACACTCTTCTGGGTGCAGAACACCGGCGCAATCAGAATTTTGGCGAAATAGCCGTACAGGTTGAAGCTGTCGTTAAGCAGCTTCATGCCGGTTCGGTTTCCGGCGCTGTTCACCCCGCCGATGATGTCCGCCGCAGTCACCTTCGACGGGTCCGCGTACTCATAGCTCACCTTCACGCTGCCACCGGCCTCAATAGCCTTGCCCAGGTTCGTGAGCACACCCGCCTGCGCATCAACACGGTAGTCCGTGTTCGCCGTGTGGGTGGTGCTGCCTTCACTGTTTTTCACCACCACATTAGCGACAACCGGATGCGCCAGTCTGGCCTGCCCTGTCGATTTGTCAAAGGTAACCACCTCATCCTCGATCGCCGTTTTATGTTTCGCCGGGTCGAGGACGTTAATGACCAGAACGGTGCCTGCACCATGGTCATAAATCGCATCCAGCGCCTGCGGAATGGTAAAGCCGGTGAACTGGCTGCCAAATGCCGCTGCGTCTTTCTCAGACAGGCACTGTACCAGCGTATTGACATCCCCCATCGGGGCGGTACCAATCAGGCCAATAACGGCAGATTTCACCGTTTTAACCGGGCGGGCTCCGTTTTCCACCTCAATGGTTTCGGGACCATGCAGATAGTTAGCTGCCATGGGCGTCCTCCGTTTTCACTTCGCTGTCACTGCTGCTTCTGCGCTTTGGTGACTGCACAGCCGGTGTGACGGCGGGTTTAGTATCTTCTGGTACCGGCGTCAGATGCTTCAGCGCCACCAGTACCTTCACGTAGTCATGCTCCTCCGGCAGGGAAACCGCCTTCCCCGGCCAGAGCAGGATTTCGGTTCCGTCCGACAGCGTGACGCCGCTGGCCGGGCCGGAATAGCGGTATGCTTTCATCACTCGCTTTCCTCATAGTTCACTTCGGTTAACAGCGGGCCGGACGGTAAATCGCTGTCTTCGATAAAGATGCTTTCAGTCGCGAAGTCGAGGGCGTATTGCCACAGCCCCCTGACTTCACCGATAAACACCTCGCGGGTCAGCCAGATACGGCGGCGGCAGCCGGGCGGGGTGTGGCCACCGAGAATGCGGCGGACAGCATCCAGGACATTAATCGCCCCTTTTTTACCGTTGAGCTGGCGGAAGACCACCGTGACGCAGAGCTGGATAGTCTGAGACTGGATCACCGCACCGGTATCATCCGGCCTGTCAAAGCGCGAACCGGCATAGCTCAGCAGCAACGCGCCAACCGGATGGTTCAGGCGATATTCAGCCGGTTTCTCCGGGAAGTACTCCACCTGCAGTTGCGGCAGCTTCTCGCGTAACCGGGCCAGTACCGCATCAAGGACGGGCAGAACGTTCATCAGTATTTCTCCAGTAAACCGTCACGACCGCCGAAAGTGGCCGGGCGACTGCGTACACGAAACTCGCCAGGCTCAGGCACATCTTTCTGAGTGGACGGCAGCCCCAGCGTGAGCCTGTTATCACGTAACTCCCTGAGTTGCCGCAGCGCTTCTTTGTGGTCATCCTTCACCGTATCCGGGAGGTCACCTTCCGGGCGGCGGGCGTAGAGCCGGTAACGGACCAGCGTGATGGCAATGTCCCGCAGAACAGTCGGTATCTCTGCCAGTGGCAGGATATAGCGTCCGCGCAGATGGGCATCAATCAGCTCGTCGGCATAGCGGATACAGCTGTCCACCACACGGGTATTCACTGTTGCAGGCGAGTCGAAGTCCATCTCTTCACTGGTGAGCTCGATAAGCGTCCGCTCCGGCACCTGCGCAAGCAAATCCTCCAGGGTGCAGTACATGTCACACCCCGCGCAGGATACGAATGACGTCGCCTTCACCCCCGGCTTCATCAAGTGCAATACCACAGGATTTACCGTCGCCGGACTGCGGCACGGCTCTGGCCTGAGCATCTGACTGAACAGCCACACCACGGCTGACAGCGGCCCCGGCCTCGACAGCAATAATGCCCAGAACGCTCACCGGCGTGCTGTCGCCGGTAACAGCATCCACTTCGGCAACCCCGAGCGCTGCGGCACCGGCTTTACAGGGGGTATTATCTGCCCCGACAAAACGCTGCTGTGCCAGTGCTGCCCCTGCCGTTACGGTTGTGATCAGAATGACCTGCTGAGTGGTTCCCATAACGCCTCCTTATTTACTGATACCGGTAATGAGATACCCGGCATCGCCACCAACCACGGCGACTTTGTAGATATCGGTATAACGGCAGTACTTCACCTTGCCACCGGCTCCGTCGTATTTGTCGGCAACAGGCATCCCCTTACGACGCAGGGTGTAGCCGAAGGACGGCTCGTTCTCGTCCGCGCTGTCCGCCCCCGGCTGCGGTTTGCCGACATAGTGCAGCATCAGATTGTCTCCCCAGATATCCGCCGGCACGCTGTTCTTATCCATTGCCGCTTTCATGGACGGCAGGGAGACTGGGGCACCGATGACGATCTCTTCGATCTGAAAGAGGTCCTGCAGGATTTCTGTGGTGATGCGCTTGCGTTCGTTGGCTCCGATGGCGGCCTGAATCGCCGGGTGGAACTTCAGCAGCGCCATCACGCCGGCCCCCATGGTCATCAGGTTAGGACGCAGCCCCGTGGCCGTACGGACCGCTTCCATACCGGCTTCAATCACCCCGATGGGGTCCCCCTTACCACCGACCCAGCGATCACTGGCTGTCAGTTTTTTGACGTGCCCGGTACGGTAGACCTTTTCATCCTGAGCCAGACGGGCAGCGATAAGTTCACGGCGCAGGTTCACGCCATTCGTGGCGCGACGGATGGCCTTGCTCTCTTCGTTAAACATGGACTCCGCCTGCTCGCGATAGTCCACCGGCGCAGCCAGATCGTGTTCACCCAGCACCAGGTCCAGCGTGCCTGTTTTTTCACGAACCAGAACATTGCTGTCCGCCCCGACGGCACGCTCGGTGTCATATTCCACAAAGGCGGTTTTCCCGAAGGTCGGTACACGCACGCCTTCCTTGTCCGTCAGCACGACGGGGAAAATACGTTCGCCGATGAATGCGGCATTTTTATAGCCACGGGCGATACTGGTCAGTACCGGATCAACGACACGTTTACCTTTTAAGTAATCAGACATGCTCTCTCCTTAAATTACAGGCAGCGTGCGACAGCAGCCTCATAGCTGATGCCTTCTTTTTTGGACAGGGCCACTGCTTTCTGATGCAGGGCCAGACGCTCAGGATCGGCTTCCGCAAACTCTGCCACATCCACCTTCACCGTGTCGCCGACACGCTCTTTTGTGGCCTGTTCGGCGAAATTCATCACCGGCTCCCCGTCGGAGAGCAATGAACGAAAGGCGGTGGCCAGCGGTGTGCGGCTTTCCCCCTCAGCAAACTCCACCGGCTTGTCGCCACCGGCGACGGCATCCAGCAGGGCAACCACCACGGAGGAGGCGCGGGGAGCCAGACGGCCCTCTGCGACCAGTTTTTCTGCAAAGGCCACATTGTCCTTATGCAGTTGCTCCTGTCTGACCTGTGCATCACGCGCATCGCGATCAGCAGCCTGCTGCTTCAGGCGGCGGTTCTCCTCCTGAAGGGCTTCAATCTCTTCTTTTGTCATCGATGATTCCTCGTTACTTGCGGAAGACGGCACCTGGCCTGTCTCACTGAATTGCGCACCTGCTGCATCCTGCGACGGTGTGTCGCGGTACGCCTCTTCGCGCAGATTGTTGAGCTGCCATTCCGGCAGGACTTTTTCTGCTTCGTCCAGACTGAAGCGGGCGATCAGAAAATCGCGCAGCTTTCCCCACAGGGAGGCATTCGTGATGGCCTGCCAGTCGGCGAACTCCACCACACCTTCTTCCTGCTCACTGAAGGACACCTGTTTCAGCCCCTTGACGGAAGGTGGCTGTGCCCCGAGAAAGCCCACATGGCGCAGGTAGAGCACGCCGGGCTTCGGATTGGACGGTGAATCCGGGAGGTAGAAAGAGGCGGACACTTTTTTGAATCGTCCGTCGGTGACCATCTCAGCAAACTGCGGGTCCAGCTGGGCAGGCTCTGCCATCAGATCGACGCCGCTGAGCGACAGGGCTTTCACCCAGCCCCACGCCGGGTCTTCCGTTCTGGGATGACCAATCACGAGTGGTGCTTCATGGACGGACGGGTCATAGGCTTTCACGCAGGCGGCAAGATCGTCTGGCGTGAACGGCAGTTTTTTGCCGTGCATATCGGTATGAGTACCGGCTTTAAAAATGTGAATGGCTGACATTTTGCTGTCCCGCGTTATGTTGTCGGAGACAGTTTGTGAGAAATGCAGGCCCGGCGATTTTAATCTGCTTTAGAAAACATCAGGGGAGAAGGACAGGGAAAGCAATACGGTGAACCGGAGGCGGTTATAAAACAGAGGCTGTAAAGCCTTTATAAAGGTAATACAGCCCCTCATTCGCTGGCAATGATAAATCACCCGCCTGAAGAGAGAAAACTCAGCGACGGGCCGCTGATTCAAGATGGCGGACAATGGTATCGAGGATGGGGATTACCACTTCAGGCTGTAGTTCTCCATCCCCCGTCACCGGCAGGAACGGGCGGGCCGGAAGTTCAACAGACTCATTACGCCCCGTTTTACCCCCGAACTGGTGAATGGCACCGTAAACAACGTTGGTCCCCACAACAGCCTGCCGGTCGTCATGGTCGGTTGATACTGACCCCATCAGACGCCCGGTATCCTGCAGTGTCTGCCCGTCACGCTCTTCCGCTGCCAGCGAGGGCATCCACCCCGGACGCCCCTCATCAAGAAAGTTAAACTGTGTTTCCGCCAGCAGGGTTCCGGCAATTTTGCGCATCGCGGGCTCCAGGTCTGTGGCAGCAAGATCCAGCGCACGGAGGCTCCGGCGCAGGGATTTATCGTTAATGGTGATACTGACCAGGTTATCGGAAGCCATTGTTATCCTCTCAGTTCCTGTTGTGCCAGTGGCTGAAGCGTACCCTGATAGCGGGCCAGGTCGGGACGGTATGCTGCCCCCGGTGCATAAGACCAGCCGACGTCGGTGATCACCTTCGTGGTGCCGGTATTAAAGGTGGCCACGTTCCGCATTTCGCCGGTTTTCTCTGAGACCAGTTTCAGTTCCTGGCCCATGGCAGAGCCGGAGCTGATAACCTTCAGGCCACGGGCACGTACATCCGCCGCACTCAGGGCAATCACACTACAGCGGCAGCGCCAGCCGTTCGGCGGGTAAAATGCCTGCCAGAACGGGTCATCCCAGCGCAGCACCAGACCATGCAGCGCCAGATGGCTCCTGCGGGTATGGCTGTCGTTGATGCCGGTATACATCCAGTACGGCCTGTCGTCGACGTTTTCCATCTGTTCCGCCCAACGACCGGCGCTGTAGAGTACGGACATATTGGTGCGAAAGATGGTATCGAGCCGCCACGGACTGCCCTGCTGAATGGTGACTGGCTCACCCGTTACCGGGTCAGTCGTGTCACGTGGTCCCCACCATCCCTTACGCTTCAGCACCGGCTCCAGCTCCTGCCGGAACCAGCGATCGGTTTTTCCTTCATCGACAGCCTGCTGCAGTGCCCCGCGAATATCTTCCAGGATATCCAGGCGGGTCACTTTAGCAACGGTAAAGGCGCGGGCATGGGCCTCCTGCCACATTTCTTCCCAGTCCCAGGTAATCTGATACCCTTTGGACTTCAGGTAGTTGATTGCCCGCTTCGGGGGAAGCGTCATGCAGTACGCCAGTTCAGCCGTTGTCACGCTCATGCAGACGCCCCCGGATATTTGTCACAAAGAGAATGCGGGCCAGCCGCTCCTGCAGATCGTCCGTGTTCATCTGAGGGTAGAGCTCCGCCAGTTCGCCCAGCAGCTCAGACGGGTTAACCCCATTTTCGACCCGCCTGAACAGAGGTGCCAGGACGGGTTCCAGCGTGCCATTTAACGCGCCTCCGTTCATCAGAATGTCCAGCGCGTCGTCAAGCTGCTGCTGAGCCTGAATATCAGCATCAATCGCCTCGGCAAATGACAGCGGCAGCATGTTATTCTGTCGTTCCGACGGTGGTGTCTCGTCAATATCGCCGTCCTGCAGTTGGTACTCACGCTTGAAGTACTGCGGGGTCAGACGCAGACCCGCCCGGGTGAGTTTTTCGTCGCGGGTGGCACGGGTGTCATCAATGGCCTCCTGTTCCCACATGGCCCAGACCGGACACGGCACATCGCCGAAGTTCAGGGTGACCACCGTTCTGATGACCTGATTCACTGCCGCCTGAATGATGTCCGCATCCGCATCGCGGATATCAGCCGTTACCTCCAGCCCGGCCTGTGCAGAGGCCTTGTTACTGTTCGCTTCCGTGGTCTGATTCTGACCGAGTAATGCAATGGAGATCTCACTGCGTGACAGTGTGATCAGCTCGCGGAATACCTCGCTGCTGTCCGCCTTACCATCCGCGGCTTTGAGTTCGATGCTGCTGTCATCGGGGATGGCGGCCACCGCGTCCTCCACCATCTGCTCCATGGAGTCCAGCAGTTTTTCAATCTCTGCATCATTTGCACCCCTCGGGTGCTTACCGATCACCCACGGGGAGCCAAACTTTTCGGCAAAGCGGAGCCAGAATTTCATCCCGCCTTTCTTGAAGGCGACCGGCCAGAAGCACATGGACAGGTCCGGGAAACCGTAAGGATTGTCATACGAGGCATCCTGTGCCGGCACCACGAATTTTGACGGTGACAGCAGCTCACCCTCCACACCCGCATCACGCGCCCGGAAGCGCAGGCAGTTGTCCGTATCAAACTGAAACCACTCAGGCGGTTTGCCGACAATATCCGTCACCGCCCACGACCTGACCGAACGGCCCCACATGATTTCACAGGGCTGATACCCGTAGAGCACGGCATCGCTCATTTCACCGATGATGCGGGACAGATCCAGATCGTCGAGCATGTCGCGGATGAAACGGAAGACCCGGGCAGAGGCGTGACCACGCTCCAGTCCACGCTCCAGCGATTTAAGCGCTGCTTTACGTCTGCGGATACAGCCCCCGACCAGCGGGTCGGTGCGCAGTTCGCGGTAGATACGGATATCCCGTCCCTGAGCCTTGAGAATGGGATCAGGATTGGGCAGATACATGCCCAGTCCGTAAAAGTCGATCGCGCGGCTGCGGGAGGCAATCTGCGCGGTCAGTGATTTCTGAGGCTCAGAAAAAGCAACAAATTCATCGGGTGAAACCCAGATACCCCTCGCCATCAGAATCCCTCCAGCATACGGGCCGCCTGACGACGACGGCGTGAGCTTGCCTTCACCGGCCCTTTGTTAATTTCACGGCTGGCGAAATACGCCAGCGCCAGTGCGATGGCTGAATCCCCGTGGCGTTTACCACCGTCAGCCTTTGCTTTTGAGCGTTGCTCCGGTACGCGGGGGACACCGTTCACCACCTGAACGGCCCGCAGGTCATCCAGTGTGTCTTCATCCTTTGGTAAGTCCACCAGGTTGCCGTCTTCCAGTGCAGCTTTGACCGGAGGCATATGCTCCCGGTACCAGCCTTCGGTTGGCATCACCTGCTGAACCCGGCCGGAGCCGTAGCGCTGCATGGCGTATTCAGCCAGATAGGCACCATTACCACGGGCATCAAACGCTGCACCCAGCAGACCGGGCAGGCCATCCATCAGATACCAGGTGATTTGCTCCTGCTGTCTGAACGGCACGTTACGCAGCTCCAGTACGAATGGCACGCGTCGTACCAGGTTCTTCTCCTGCAGCAGGGGATAGTCCACCGACAAATCACCGCTACGGCCAAAGTCGCGCCCCAGGAAAGAGCGGGCATCAGTGGGGAGTGCCTCCAGCAATGGTTTCAGATACTCATCAAGCCAGTCCTGCGTCTCGCGGAAGCGAACCTCATCAGACAGCAGTTCATAACCTTCCTTGCAGGTCAGACGCAATACCGGCGTATCAGCGGACATGCGGGACTCTATCAGGGCACGGGACAGCCAGGCACCGCCACCGTTGGCCGGAATACAGTCAAGCTCTTCGGATGCGCCGGCACCGTAGAATTTGTACACCGATGCCATCCAGGCCTGCTCGGATGCCTCCGACCATTCCTTCCCGGTGCGCAGACAGACGCGCCGGAACAGCCCCTCAGATACGGCTTCCCGGAAAGTGATGCGATGTATGCTGCCTCCCTGACGTCCGGCACGGATATCCCCGATAAGCGTATTGAACGGATTGTCGTCACCGTCATGGGTGGAGATAACGCGTACCTTTCCCCCCCAGATAAGCATCGCCAGCGCCGCTTTCAGCAGTTCGTCCAGTTGCTCATGGAACGCCGCTTCGTCGATAACAATAATACCCTGACGGCCACGCAGGTTAGACGGGCGGCTGGAGAGCGCAACAATACGAAAGCCGGAGTCAGGAAATTTGATGGTGTAAGTCCTGATGTGTTTGTCGTCGTCGTCCTCTTCCCAGAATCCTTCTTCAATTTCACTGGCCGCATAGTTGAATGCCCGTGCCCACATCGCACACGCCTGAATGTATTCGACGGTCATGTCCTGGTTATAAGCGATGTAATACACATTCATCCCGCCTGCTGGCGCAGAAGAGGCGGCGGTCAGTACGTTATCGGATGCCTCAGCCCATGTAATACCGGTACGACGGCTCTTTTCTATCACCTTAAGCGGAGAGGTGTCTGCCACCCAGCGCTGCTGGTAAGGCAACAGAACGGGAGGGGCATCCAGCGCCGAGGTATCAGGCAAAACGGGAGCAAGGTTATTCCTCCCGTCCATGGGACTCATCCCTTCGGGGCCGCCGCCAGCGGCGTTTAAAATCACTCCGGATGATTTTGTCATGTGGCAATCCCCAGAATCTCGCGACGAAGCGCCTGTACTGCGTCGCTTGACAGTCCCCCCTTACGGGCAATTTTCTCGGCGTTGCTGGCTGCCTGCTGCGCTCTGGCCCGTACTTCAGACTGGAACTTTTTGAGGTTGACGGACGCGCGGGACAGCGTAGCCACATTCTTCGCCACCTTCGACAGCAGGGCCACGCGTTCTTTAGGATCGACTTCGCCTTCTTCCGCCTCCTGCAACTGGACAATACTCTCGAACAGCTCGGTCTGAATAAGGGCTATCACAGCCTCCGAACGCGCATCCTGATCGTCTGCTGCGCCTTCGGTCAGCATGCGGGCCGCTTCTGTTGCCGCACGGATAGCACCATAGCGGCGCTCAATCTTCTGTCCATAGCGATGGATAGCGGATTTGCTGATGACGTACCCCCGCTCACGCAACAGTGACTCCAGCTCGTTATACCCGCTGAAGCCGGATTCAGTCAGCGCCCGTTCAAGCCAGCGGCGCACGTCTTCCGGCAGCTTTTCTATTGTGCTGCGTCTGGCCATTATTCACTCCAGTACTTTTCCGGGCGGGCAATACCCGGACCACATTCCACGGTGTATTCCACCAGGTCTACGCCGAGGCGGGTCAGGTCAGCAAACCAGTCGCCAGAAGGTTTTTTCTCCAGCTCAACCATTTTACGGTCAGCCAGATAATCCAGTTCGCGGCGCAGTTCCAGCGGTGTGGTGTCCGGGTAGATGGCACGGGACACATCCAGCAGCAGCGTCTCGCTGGCGGTGTAAGGGCGGGTCTTGTTCAGGGCAACCAGCAGACTCCAGCGCAGGGATTCGCGGCGTACCCGGGTAATATCGACCATTATTGACCTCCGGTATTGCGGTACTGCTGTACCACTTCCAGTTTGTTATAAAGCGCGTCCAGTTTGGCCTCAATGACTGTCTGGCCACGGATATAATCCTCTCGACGGACATAATTCAGCGGTAAATCCGCTTTAAATCGCATAAATTCTTTTTCCAGCTCGCCCCAGTTGGAGGCGGATTGTTGCAGGGCCTGTTCAAGGGAGGCGAATCGTGCCGCCTGGCGTTCTTCTGTTTTACTGAACAACCATTTGGCGAGCCCTCCCACAAACCCCATGAAGGTGAGCAGAAAACTCACCACCGTCCAGAATTCAACCTGCAGTGTCATTTCTGTAATCCTTCCCGTTCATCCAGCAGCGCGTTTATCTGGTTCCGCCAGCGACGACATTGCCATGCGTTGTCGATGATGTTGGCGAGAACGTCACGCTGGGAGACACCCGAATCGCGTAACCGGGTGTCAGTGGTTTCAGGTTGCCCGGTCGCTGTGCCAGAGCGGGTGCCAGTGGCGGCAACTGAGTCTGAATGACCGGTGTCGACGGATGCGTTGTCATATCCGAGTGCGGCGTTGTACTGGCGCACGAAACCGCGAGTAAACACGCACTCAATGGGATGACTCTTACCTTTTTCATCAATCCAGCGCTGTGTGACATCGTTAATTTGCCCCTGTAGTTGTTTGTTCCGGCTCTCCAGTTGAGCAATCTGCTCAAGATAACCGGCTTCAGCCCGCTGCCCGGCGGCCACCTGCTCCTGATACCGTCTGGCCCAGGCCCGCAGCGCAGCATTCTCAAGCGTTGCCTGCTCCGTTTTGTACGCGTCAAATGCTGACTGCAACTGACTTAGCGCGGTATCACCGTCACGCTTTGCAGAGTCATGACCACTTCTGTATCCCATGGCATACAGGCCGACCAGAAAGGCATTGATAAGAATGGCCAGCAGAATGCCGCGCCACGGCAGCTTTTTAACCAGATGCCACACAACTGCTGCCTCCCCATGTGAGATATCGCGGTGCCAGTTCGCGCAGGATGCGCTGCGGATAATGGCGGTTCTCCCGCCAGCTGGCCGCATTGCGTCCGGCATTCACCGTGGCGACATGTCCGAACCAGCGGGTGCTGTCCAGACCTTTCTGTGATGCAAGCCGCCTGTCCCGTTGTACCCAGCCCAGACCACCGTTATAGCCCGACAGTGTCATGGCCATACGCTCGCAGTCACTGGCGGCGCTGACACGCTGCCACAGCCAGCGGTCATAGCTGACCAGCGCCCGGATAGCCCATGCCGGATTAAACGGCTCACGACTGCTCAGCATCGGTATCAACTGGCTTATCCAGTCGGCAGTGGCAGGCATGAACTGCGCCAGTCCCTGAGCGCCAGCCGGCGAGATCGCATCAGGTCGCCAGCCGCTTTCCTGATGCAGTTGCGCGGCGAAATCGGCCACCGGCGCAGACAGTCCCCATTCAAGCCGGGCATTACGGATCACATCATCGCGATACTGCAGCGCAGCCTGCGGAGGTTGTGCTGCGCATGCCTGGCTGAAAAAGCCGCCACACCAGAGCAACATTGCGACAAAGAATACCCATGCCATATGAACCAGAAAGGTCCCGGCGCGGACTGACAGGCGTTCGGTTCTGATGAAGACCCGAAAGGCTTCGAAAGCCAGTTTCAGGGACATGCATACAATCCAGGTGATCTGCGGCCAGTTCATGATTAAAGCCCCATCGCAACAGCCAGGCAGACCGCTGCAACAATCAGTGCACGGCGGATTAACGCAGCAGAAAACACCAGGTGAAGGCCGGTCTGTACCGGGAAACGCCCTTCAGCCATCAGCCTGTCGTCATGTTTCAGGTACTGACCGGGACGGGCTTTGGGGAAGAGCGAACGGTCAAGCCAGTAACCCAGCACTGCTGCCAGCGTGATGAGTGCCAGCTTGTAGATCACAACAGGCAGCTGCTGTGGTGAGACCAGAGCGATGGTGCCCAGCAACAGCACTGAGGTCAGCAGCCAGCCGCTGAGGCGAGGTTTTTTAACAGGGGGAATGAATTTTTTCAGTTTTTTCATGTGTGTCTCCTTATCTGGTGGAGACAGCATCACAAATACAGGGCGCGAAGGATTTTAAAGCGCGTTAAGAGAGCCGGGGATACGGGATGTGCAGGATAAACGATGAATTATTCACAGAGGAGAATACGATATGACGCAGACACTGAATCCGGTCATCACTGTCACCGTGTCCGGTCCTGTGGGCAGCGGTAAAAGTTACGTACTGGCGCGAATAGAGGAAGTGGTGAAACAGGAATTCGGAAACAGCGTCATTGTCGACGCCGCAGACGTGGACGGTGAGCGCCGTATGAGTGGGGATGATCTGAGCACATGGCAGAAACCACGGGCTGGCACAGTGATCAGGCTGGAGGAATACACGGGACAGGGCCTGTTGTCATACGGCGAGGAGCGTATCTGTCGGACGAATGAGCTGCTGGATGTTATATGCCCCACGGGCCGGCAACCCTGGATACTGCCCGATGCACTGCATGCCACCATTGCGGCACTGATGACAGTTTACGATCAGGAGCTGCTCATGAAGGAGTTACGTAAACTCACTGGTCAGTCAACAGAATGTTGTTCGTCCCCGAAGTACGGCAAACAGGAACACATCCCGATTAACCAGCCTCCCCGGTTCTTCGACGAATACCTTCTGACACCGGAAAATAAAGCTGAGCATGAAGAGATCAAAGCGGCGTTGTTCCGGGAAATCAGGAAGATTGCTGAAATGCAACTGGAGGGCGGGCTGGACAGAGTGATGGCGAGAGGAGAATGGGCATCGCTGTTTGAAAGAGTTTCCCCGGAATTACTTCCCCTCGCACTGGCTATCGGGATTATGCAGACAGCGGATAAACCTCACTTACGTTCATTAAACACGTAACGCATAATCCGGGATACGCATTCAGCGATGACTGCATTTTCACCGGTTTTTACTGCATCCAGAAGTGACTCTTTAAATGGTACGGGCCGGGGCTGCAGAAAGGTCGGCATGGCATTGAGCAGACAGAGCGTTTTTTCCGTGAGGACGACATCAGCCGCTCCCACAGCCAGCAACTGAGAGTAACGAATATAGCTGTTATCCCGAAGCCATATCAGCGTATCAATAAAACACCGGCACTTTTTCTGGTCGTGATCAACCTGGTCCGGGATATCGAAAAAACCAGAATAAATCAAAACCTGAGGTGCCGGATGCGTGTTCAGTAATCGGCAGAATATTTTGCCGGTGAGTACATAAAAATCATCATTTAAGGAGTGCATCATGAATCCCCGATTAACGTTAACAGAACATCAGCGCCGTGCTGAAGCAGTGAACAATGTTCTGGAAGATATTATCCGGTTATACCGCGGAGAACTGAGTGTCTGTCGTGCCGCTTTTCATTTTCAGGGAATACAAAAGCAGTTTGATACTTCTGTTTTTGCAGAAGGTATTACTTATGCCCTGGACCGGATAAGGTCAGAAAATCGCCCCGGATAATCCCTAAACCACATTAACAGAAATCCCGCCATCCCTGCCGCATCATGAAAGAACGACCAGCCCGGCACCCGAAAGCCGGGCTGGTCATCGCCCCACAGGAATGCGCTGTGAGCCGACCAAGGTTCAGTCAGTCTCGCGAGACCTGACCAGACTGCCATATTTTTTAATAATTGTAAAAGGCTTGCAGATTATGAAAATGCAGACATTACCCATCGTGCCGTGGATTGGTGGCAAACGCCGCCTTGCAAAACACATTCTGCCGCTGTTTCCGGCGCATGAATGTTATGTGGAGCCGTTTTGTGGGGCAGCAGCGCTCTATTTTCTTAAGACACCCGGCAAGATCGAAGTCATCAATGATATCAACGGTGAACTGGTGAATCTGTACCGGGTGGTAAAGCATCACCTGGAAGAATTTGTCCGCCAGTTCAAATGGGCGCTGGTCAGCCGTCAGATCTACAAATGGCTGCAGATCACCCCGGAAGAAACACTGACGGATATCCAGCGTGCGGCACGGTTCTACTACCTTCAGAAGCAGGCGTTTGGCGGCAAGGTGGCAGAGCACAGCTTCGGTACCTCCACCACATCCCCGCCACGCTTCAACCTGCTACGTATTGAAGAAGAACTGTCAGCGGCACACCTGCGGCTTTCCAGAACAGTCATAGAACACATGGACTGGCAACAGTGCATTGAGCGTTATGATCGTCCGCACACGCTGTTCTACTGCGACCCACCGTACCTGGGTACGGAAGGCTATGGTGTGGATTTTCCTGAAGGGAACTACTCGCGGCTGGCAGAGCTGGCCCGGTGCATCAGAGGAAAAATGATAATTTCGGTGAACGACATCCCGCAGATGCGCGAGGTGTTCACTGGACTGAACATACAGACAGTGAATATCAACTACAGTCTGGCGGGTAAACCCACGCCGCGCCGTGAACTGCTAATCTGCAACTTCTGAAACAAAACCGGAAAGCACAATGCTTTCCGGTAAACCAAACAACTTCCACTATGTCACTGGCGATGTTTTCTGAAAGCATCCAGATCAACCACCTGTCCTTTGTGTCCGGGTCAGTATCAGCCTGCGATTTTTCCTGGTTTTGGCTGAGTATAGAATCGCCCAATCTCAAGAAATGAGCGTTGTTGGTCTGGTGTCATGTCGTCAAAAGTATCTATTAGTTTTTGTTTTTCTGGGGAAATTTGATTCTGGTTTCTAGTCATACCATCTGTGCTCATTCCAGTGAGCAACCAATTTACATCAACATTAAACTCTTGATGCATCTTTAACAGAAACTCCCCTCCAGGCATCGCCTTTCCATTTTCAATCTGACTGATACCACCATTAGAAATACCTAAACGAGCTGCAAATTCTCTCTGGTTCAACCCTGCTTTCTTCCTCACAGAAATAACGCGCTCTCCTATATCTTTGCTCATAAAAGTGAATCTCTATCTTGATATGCTCATAATTATGAGCAATAATCTAACACATATAAGGCAAACATCATTGCATCAACAAAGGAGACAACGATGACTGCAGAACAAGTCAAAGCTCTCTTCCGCCAGCGCGGGATCACTTTCACCCGCTGGGCAGAAGAAAACGGCTACAACCGCAATGAGGTATACCGCGTTCTCAACGGGCAGACCAAAGCCCGTTACGGTAAATCCCATGAAATCGCCGTGAAGTTGGGACTGAAATCAACAGCTCAGGCGGCCTAAATATTTTGAGTCTTTGTAAAAGGTTATCACATATCGCAAAAGAGGTATGCAGATGAGTAAGACGAATGTTTCAAGCTCCGGCAGTCGCATCCTCCGGGTACTCAAAGCGCTGCGCGGTCATGCCCTGAACGGTATTTCTAACGGTGAACTGGCGACAGCACTGCACGAGTCACCGGCAAACATCAACCGGGCACTCAACACCCTCATTGAAGAAGGGCTGGCTCTGAAACTGGAGAACGGACGTTTTGCACCGGGCATCCAGTTACTGCAGATCGCCATGGCCCACAGTAACGAGATGGCACGTGCACAGGATCGTATTAACGAAATTAACCAACGTGTCATTTCAGGTAGTCGTTTGTAAGGAGTAATCAATGGGACGTACCAAATCACCGATTAACACTGAACTGAACGCCGATGTACCGCTGTCGGATGATCTCAACGTCAGCCTGAATGCCATGACACAGCATCGCATGGAGATCATGCAGCAGTTTGGTGATGGACTGCCTTATGAACGTGAACGCATCGTTCACGAAGCACGTTTTTATATGGCGCAGAGTGCTGAATCTATGTTGGAAGCGGGTAAGCGGCTGATCATCTTAAAAGAAAATGAACCGCATGGTGATTTCACAAATATTCTGGAAAACGACCTCGGATTAGCACCACAGGTAGCTCGTCGCATGATGCAGGCCAGCGTGAAATTTCTCGGCAATGGAGATGAACAGCCAAAACGCTCAGCGCTGAGCGTTTTGGGAAAAACCAAGTTATATGAACTGATGGTTCTGGATGACGAAGAACTCGACGCATTAGCTGATGGTGGAACCGTCGCCGGTGCAACGCTTGATGATATTGATCGCATGACCAGCCGCGAACTGAAGGCCGCCCTGCGTGAAGCGCGCGAAACCAACGCAGCTCAGCAACAGGTGCTTGCCGGAAAGGACGAAAAAATCAACGAACTGGCCACAAAACTGGAGAAGAAATCGCGCCTGCAACCTCCGCCGCCAGACGAAGAACTGAAAAAATTGCGGGCGGAAGTGACGGCATTAGCGGTTGAGGCCGAATCGGCTATCGCCGTCCGGCTGTCCAGTGTTTTTGAGACCCTGTGTGAATACTGCACCAAAAACATGATCGATACCCCCAGAGATTTCATGGCCGGTCTGGTCTGCCAGATTGAACGCAGTGTTCATGCATTACGTGAGACGTTTGACCTTGAGGCCGCTCCATCGGGTAACGATGCCCCCGCCTGGCTGACCGAACCGGAACCTGAAATCAACCGACCGGAGGATATGCAGTAATGAATACGAATAACACACAAAATACCCTGATGGACAGCCCGGAGGCACTGGGGCACGCACTGTGTAATCTGCTGCCGGAGATGGTGCAGGGTTTCCGCGTGGTGACCCCTTCCGGTGAAATCTGCGTACCCGCACAGGAGACGCACCCGTTTGTACTGACGATGGAGGTGATGCTGATGCAGCAGATAAGACGTCTGCAGAATCAGTCAGCATTACGCCCGGTAGTTGCACCGCAACCGGTAAATACCGTGGTGAAAACCTGCGATGGCGAAACACTGTGCGACCTCGCCAGAAAAATTGCCGCCAGAATCGGATAACAGGGAAGACAAGCTATGACCCCGGCACTGACTGAAAAACTGGTTGAAACAGCCCGCGCGGCACGTGACGCGGGGCATGGTAAACGCGGTGCAATATACGACGCTGCCTGTGCTGAACTTGGCATGTCCCGCGCCACTCTGCTGCGCAGGCTGAAGGAGGTATCTGTGACTGATAAACGCAAAAAACGCGCCGATGCCGGGCGCAGCGCCCTGACCCGCGACGAAGCCGCGCTGATATCTGCCACACTGCGTGAGGCCACCCGCAAGAACGGTAAGCGTCTCTATTCCATCGCAGATGCAGTGGAAACCCTGCGGGCTAACGGCTTTATCACCGCAGGCAGAACAGATGAAACCACCAGTGAGTTTTTCCCGTTGTCTGAAGATGCCATCAGCCGTGCTCTGCGTAACTATGGCCTGCACCCGGAACAACTGGATGCCCCTGCACCACATACCGAAGTGGCCAGTCTGCATCCCAATCATGTCTGGCAGATTGACGCCTCACTCTGCACGCTTTACTACCTGAGCAATGGACATAAAGGGCTGCAGGTGATGGACAGCGCGAAGTTCTACAAGAACAAGCCCGCTAACCTTGCCCGTATCGCCAGTGACCGCGTGTGGAGTTACGAGATTACCGACCATGCCAGCGGCTGGATTTACGTTGAGTATGTGACGGGCGCGGAATCAGGTGAGAACCTGTGTTCTGTGCTTATCAACGCCATGCAGGAGCGTGGCGGCGCAGACGTGCTGCACGGCGTGCCGAAAATACTCTATCTCGACCCCGGCTCGGCAAACACCGCGGGTATGACGAAAAACATGTGCCGCTCACTGGGCATCGACCTGATAGCGCACAAGCCGCATAACGCCCGCGCCACCGGACAGGTGGAAAAGGCGCGTGACATTATCGAACGCAAGCTGGAGCCGGGTCTGAAGTTCCGGCCGGTTCACAGTCTGGAAGAACTCAACGCGCTGGCCGCGAAATGGCGCAGCCACTTTAACGCCACGGCTGTTCACAGCCGCCACGGTAAAACCCGCACGGATATCTGGCTGAAGATTACTGCTGAGCAGCTGAAAAAAGCGCCTTCCGTTGAGGTATGTCGTGAACTGGCTGTGGCGGCACCAGAACTCCGCAAAGTCACGCCAAAACTTCGTGTCTCGTTCCGGGGCACTGAATTTGACGTATCAACGGTACCGGGCGTACTGGTTGGTGAAAAACTGATGATTACCCGTAACCCATGGCGCAGCGATGTGGCACAGGTGGTTCTGACCGGTGAGGACGGCCACGAGACGTTCTTCCTGGTCGAAGAGGTCAGAAAGAACGAGTTTGGCTTTGCTGAAGGCGCGGCGGTATTTGGCGAAAGTTACAAAGCCCTGCCGGAAACCCCGGCACAGATGGCGGCAAAAGAAACCGAAGCGCTGGTTACCGGTACAGACAACGCCGCAGATGCAGCCGCCGCACGCAAGGCGAAGGCGCTGCCGTTCGGCGGGCGGCTTGACCCGTATAAACATATCGACGACACCACACTTCCGGCCTATATGCCGAAGCGTGGTCAGGCCTCTGACGTACGCGGGCCGCGCACTGAACAACGTCCCATGACTCATGTGGAGGCCGCGAAAGCCCTGCGCGATAAGTTCAGCGCCGACGGCCTTACCTGGACGCCGGAACATTACCGCCAGTTAACGGCACAGTACCCGGACGGCGTACCGGAAGCCGCACTGGATGAAGTCATGGCCACGCTGACCACACCGGCCCGCAGCAGTGTTATCAGCATTGTTAACGGCAACTGAGGAGGGAAACATGCTGGTACTGAAGCAGCAACTGAAAGAGGCCCGTATTCCACAGGCGGTGGTGGCGAGAGCTGTCGATGTTTCTGAGGCCACGCTGGCCCAGATTGTGAATCATAACGCGTGGCCCCGCACCAGCCCCGGAGAAGTGCGCCGGCGTCTTGCGTCCTGGCTGGAAAGTCAGGGGATTGATACAACGAAGAGTTTTGATGCTGTACAGGGCGCGGCCACGCCCCGTACAGCGGGTACCACAGATAAAACGAGCCTCAGTGAGGAAGAGAATATGTTACTCAAAAAACAGGTGTTATTTCCAGCAACCAAAAAAGCGTTTGGTCTTTTCCGTGACCCGTTCGCCGACGAAGCCATGCAGGGTTCTGATGATGTGTTCACCACCCCGGATATTCGCTACGTGCGTGAGGCGTTGTACCAGACAGCCCGTCATGGTGGGTTTATGGCCGTCATCGGTGAGTCCGGTGCGGGTAAATCCACGCTGCGCCGCGACCTGACTGAACGTATCAACCGCGAGAATGCGCCGGTAATTGTTATCGAGCCATACATCATCGCTATGGAAGACAACGATGTGAAAGGGAAAACCCTGAAGGCAGCAGCGATTGCCGAAGCCATTATCAGTACCATCGCACCACTGGAAAGCATCAGACGCAGTCAGGACGCCCGCTTTCGCCAGTTGCATCGCGTCCTGAAAGACAGCAGCCAGGCGGGGTTCAGCCACGTTCTGGTGATTGAGGAGGCCCACAGTCTGCCCATTCCGACACTGAAACACCTCAAACGCTTTTTTGAGCTGGAGTCCGGTTTCAAAAAACTGCTGTCCATCGTGCTGATTGGCCAGCCGGAACTGGCGACAAAACTGTCTGAACGCAATATGGAAGTCCGTGAAGTCGTTCAGCGCTGTGAGGTGGTCGAACTTCTGCCTCTGGACAATAACCTTGAAGAGTTTCTGACGTTCAAACTGCAACGGGCCGGTAAACAACTGACGGACATTATGGACGCCAGCGCAGTGGATGCCATACGTGCCCGCCTGAGCAATCCGGGAAGTCATCGTAAAAATATGGTCAGCCTGCTGTATCCGCTGGCCGTCAGTAACCTGGTAATAGCCGCCATGAATCTGGCCGCTGAAATCGGGGTTCCACAGGTCAACGCTGACGTTGTCAAAGGGGTTTAATAATGAAATCCACCACAGGTATCAACCAGCAAATCAGCAAAGTGCAGTCAGCCATTATGGCGCTTAAGGCGACGAACACGGATGTACAAAGCATCACCATCAGGGGTAACAAACCTGTCATCCGCGTTTCCCGGAGTGCGCATTGCATGCGCATGCTTGAGCAGGGAAAGGCCTGTTATCTGTATACCGGTCATGACCACAGGGGACATTTCCGTCAGGGCGTTTTCGAACTGCACGGCTGTCGCGTCGTGTGGCCGGAATCTTTGTGGTAATCAGCACAACAGGAGGAGTCATAAAATATGGCAAAAAGTACAAAAGGGGCAAAACGTATCAAAGCCGCAGCAGCACTCTGGGTGCCGGGGACACGCGAAGAGGTCATTGAGGGAATCAGACTGCTTGGTGACGCGCAACGTGAACTGGTCAGGGCTGAAACAGAAATGAATGACACCATTGGCGACATCACTGCACGTTATGCCCCGCTCACCGAGAGCCTGAAAAAACGCATGGCCGAACTGCAGTCCGGTATCCAGACATGGTGTGAGGCGCACCGTGATGAACTGACCGGCAACGGGAAGGTGAAGTTCGCTAACCTCACCACCGGCGAGGTGCAGTGGCGAAACCGTCCGCCGTCAGTCAGCATTCGCGGGGCGGATAATGTCATTGAACTGCTGAGACGTCTGGGGCTTGAGCGCTTTATTCGTGTAAAAGAGGAAATAAATAAAGACGCTATCCTGAATGAAAAAGAGGCCGTGAAAAATATTCCCGGTATTTCCATTAAAAGCGACATTGAGGATTTTTCAATAATTCCTTTTGAGCAGGATGTGCAGTAAACACACCACGTTAATTATTTAATAAAAACATTTTCTTTTTTATTCCGACGTCAGCGCCGCGGGCTTCTGCACGCCGGAAACAGAGGAGAATTAAATCATGATATTTAAATGTATTCAGTGCGAGAGGGATATAACAGCCCTGCGTTTTCACAGCGCCATCGCCGTGATGTCCGGTAAATACCACATCCCTGCGGTACGCGTCACCCTGGTCTGCCCGTACTGCAGCCAGCATTTTTCGGCAGACGTGCCCGTCATGGAATTCTCCCGCCCTGACAGGGAGGACTCGCAATGATTACCCCACAGGAAGCACGACAGCGCACCCGAACCCTTGTTGAACACTATGTCAACGAGTGTGAATGCCGCGACCTCACCGATGTGAAGCACGTCCTGACGGCGCTAATCAGCATGACCGCTCAAGCCATTGTGGCGACCAACGGAAAGGCGGCTGCCCTGCAGGTACTGGTGAACACACTAACCCACACGGCAGCGCATGAGGTGCCGTACCGGATGGAAACCACTGCAGAAGGCGGCCTGCACATCACCGTCAGCCGGAAGCACTGAGGGCGCGGCATGACACGGAACACCATACTCACCCGCACCGCCCTCTACCGTCTGGCCCTGCAGCGTTTCGGGCCGGACGCACAGGCCCTGAAACTGACAGAAGAGGCCGCTGAACTGGCGGCCAGTGCTGCCCGCAATCTGAACGGACAGGGCAGCGAAAGCGACCTCGCGGCAGAGCTGGCAGACGTGGAAATCATGACAGAGCAATTGCGCCTTCAGGGGATGGACCGGCTGATTGACTTCCACAAACAGAAAAAACTGGAACGTCTGGCTGCACGACTGGGCGTGATTTACACGAACGAGTAACCGGGAGGCATTCAATGGCTGACATACTCAGGGAAATCACCGCATGGATACTGATTCTTACTGGCCTGGCGACATGCCTCAGTGCGGGGGCAGCCCTGGCTGCCCTGCTGATGCACATAACAACACAGTGGTTATGGGAAAAGCTTAAAGCAGCATACAGCCTGAAAGAGCTGTCCGACGCTGTCCGGGCATGGAAACGGCAGAAAAATACCGGAGATACAGAACAATGACAGACCAGAATAAACACATTGAGAAACTGAAAAAGTTGCTGGCGCTGGCCGCATCCGGCAACCCGCACGAGGCCGCTCTGGCACTGTGCCGAGCCCGTAAACTGATGGATGTTCACGGCATCACACATTCCGACATTGCTATGAGTGATATTGATGAAACCATCAGTCACTACTGGCCGACAGGCAGTCTCCGTCCACCGCGCTACATGCTGGGCCTGATGAACATCATCCGCGAGGTATTTGGTGTTAACTCCATCATTCACCCCGGCACGCATCCGTCTGTGGGGTTCTACGGCAACCGGGAACGTGCGGCACTGGCTGCATACACCTGGGAAGTGCTGGCCCGTCAGCTGAAAAAGGCGCGTCAGCAGTATATCAGTGCACAGAACAAAAGAATAAAAACCGCCACCCGCACCAGCCGTGGAGACCAGTTTGCCGAAGGCTGGGTGCTGGCCGTTATCAGTGAAATACAGTCCTTTGCCCTGACCGATGATGAGCGTGAACTGATGCAGCAGTGGCTGGAACATAAATACCCGCAGACGCAAACCACCAGGGCGCGTAAACCGGGAAGAAGCCGCAATGGCGACGCCTCGCGCTATGCGGGGTTTCGTGAAGGGCAGAACGTCAGACTGCACCGCCCGGTCAGTGGGCAGGAACAACAGAAACTGGAGGCCAGATGATTACGCTATCAGGTAAAAGCCGGAAATTAAAAGCCTGCCGAATATCTGCCAGATACCTTTTTGCCCGCGCCTTTTTTAAGAACGTCAGGCCGGGGATCACAATTGGTGTTATTGCCGGACGCGAACAGGTTGAAAAATACATGTCAGGTGCATGGTGGAATAACGACCCTGTCATTGCTGCCCGTAATATTCATATCGAATGGGGAGGTATTCAGAATGACTACTGAAACCATTGTCTGTTTTCTTTTCTGGTATATGTACGCAGGATCATGCAGCGCAAGACTTCATCGTTCCCTGGGCTATGGCAGGCACTACGACACCGCGCATTACATCCTGTACATGACCGCCGTCATGTTGTTCTGGCCAGTCACCCTGCCAGCTGCAACCGACATTGTTGCCGACAGACTGAAAAAAAGGAGATGATATGCAGAAAAAACGCCTGATACAGCTTATCCATATTGCCCGTAATGAACTGGGTATGGATGAAGACACCTACCGCCAGATGTTACAGGGGCTGACCGGTAAAGCCTCAACCAAAGGAATGGATACCACACAACTAAACTGCGTGCTGGAATCCATGAAAAAGAAAGGCTTTCGCGTTAAACCAGCCAGAAAAGCCAGCTCCGGTTTACCGCTGGATAACCATCCGCAGTCCAGGAAAATTCGTGCGCTATGGCTTGAAATGGCTGCTGCCGGCATTGTTCGTGACCGTTCAGAAAATGCATTAGCGAGGTGGATCAAGCGGGAAACGGGCATCAGCGCCCTGCGCTGGCTCAGTACTGAACAGGCAAGCAGTGTTATTGAGAAACTGAAGAAGTGGCAGCGCAGAGCTGCGGGAGTCAAACATGAGCGACCTGAATCAGTTTCGAAGTAAGGGGCCGGAACTCCTGGTGGAACTGGCACAGCATACCTCTGAGACCGTTCGCGAGATTATTGATATTGAGCCCGAAGTTGCCGACCAGATTGGTCAGGCCGTCGCGAACCGAATGATGCAGGTCTGGGGCGGGCAAAACGTTTATTTCCCGATGGGCATGGTATGGAAGGTCAGTCAGCGCGACCGGGAAATCTTCAGGGAGTTTAACGGACGCAACCACCACGAACTGGCCCGCAAATTTGGTGTTTCGCTTCAGTGGGTCTACAGCGTGGTTAAGCGGGTAAGAAAAGAAGAACTGGATCGGATGCAGGGCAAGCTATTTGCTGATGAACCCGATGCAGATACGGAGAAAAAAGAGTAATATCTGCAATCAGGCTGGCGCGAGTTCTGTTTTTTTTCGGGCCGGTCTGATTTTCACATACTGTAAGGTTATTGCATATTCCTCCTAGTCTCTTCCCATTTTGACCCAGTTCTTCCCATAAATATCTCACTTATTCCCTGTCATTTATCTCAAGTCTAATCAGTGACGGCTCCTTACCCAAACTGAGAAAAGAACTTGAAGGCGCGCGCGGTGAGGCTGAACGCACAGCAAAGGTTATGGCCAACAACCTTGACGGCGATCTGAAATCACTCGGCAGTGCATGGGAAGGGTTGCGCATCCGCATTGCAGATCTGATTGACGGTCCGCTGCGTTCTGTCACGCAGTGGCTCACGCGGGTGGTATCAAAGGTGACGGCGCTGGCGCAGGCCCATCCGGCACTGACGCGCCAGCTACTGATTGCAGGTGGGGCATTGCTGGCGATGACTGCAACGGTCGGCTCGTTGTCGTTGGCTATTGGTGTGCTTGCTGGCCCGCTGGCAAAACTGCGTCTTGGCTTTTCCCTCCTGACCGGATCAATGAATGCTGTCAGGCTCCTGCCAGCACTATGGGGAATGGTGACGGGTTCCGTTTCGTTACTGGGGGGCGCTATCGGGGCGCTGTTCAGCCCGGTCGGATTGATTGCTGCTGCGTTTGTGGCTGCGGCGGTTCTCATCTGGAAATACTGGGAACCCATCAAGGCGTTTTATGCAGGGGTGTTCAGTGGGATTATGGAACGGCTGGCTCCGTTGCGCGAAACCTTTGAACGGTTCGGTCCAGTTTTTGATGTCGTGCGCGATGGGATTATTCAGGTCTTTAACTGGTTTAAATCGCTGCTGTCACCGATGGAGTCCAGCAAGGAAACGCTGGATAAATGTACCAGTGCTGGCGAGGTATTCGGCAGGGTACTCGGTGGAGCGATAGAGCTTGTCCTGACGCCAACAAAAGCATTGATGGATTCACTGGCGTGGATACTTGAAAAGCTCGGAGTGCTTCCGGATGAAGCGGAACGGGCGAGAAAGAAAATAGAGAACGCTTCAAAGGCTCCTGTAATGTGGGAATGGGATCCGGTTCTCAAGAAAATGGTTCAGAAACCATGGACTCCCGGCCCGGCCCCGTCAGATAAGGTCGACGACAAAAAAGGCGATAAACCCAGAGACAACAAACCGCTCACAGACAACAATACCGGTACGCTACGCAGACTCAGCAAAATTGCTGATAACACAGGTAAGCTGGTTGATGAGACGAAAAAACGCATTGGCCCCGGCGATATTGTCTTTAAGAACCTGCCCCGCGCACTTGCTGTTCGTGGGGAGTGGCAGGAGCGGAAGATTGCGCAGGTCAGTAAGCCTGCCCCCGCAATTACTATCACACCCGTGGTTCCGGCTCCGCTGCCTCCGGCGCTGGTCCCTGTTGTTGCGGCCAGCTCCCGCCCGGTGGCGGAGGCTATACGATCGCCAGTGGCATCAGTTCCTGCAACTTCCCGTAACCGGGAGCCTGTTGCCTCCGGATTTGGCGGTGAAATTCATGTTCATCTGCATAACGTTGTTACACAGAATCCCCGCGAACTGGCGAAACTGATTGGCGAAATGGTCAGGGCAGAAATGGAACGGCGCGCCCGTGCCGGGCGTGGCAGTTTTTACGATAAAGATTGAGGAGTCATGGCCATGATGATGATCTACGGCATGTTTGTTTTTGAGCTGCGCACATTGCCGCATCAGCAGTTACAGCAAAACAAAAGCTGGCGGCATGTGAAAAATGAACGCGTTAACCGTTCAGCAAGCTGGCAGTATATCGGCGCAGGTGATGATCGCATCGTGCTTTCCGGCGTGCTTTATCCTGAAATTACAGGTGGCGAAGTGTCGCTTTCGTTGCTGACCACGCAGGCATATACAGGACGCCCCTGGCCTCTGATTGATGGTGTCGGGCAGATTTACGGCATGTATGTACTGACTGAAACGAATACGACCCGTTCCGAGTTTGATCGCTACGGTAAGGCGAAAAAGATAGAATTTTCACTGACTCTTGAACGCTGTGATGAGGATTTGCGGGAGCGCCTGCAATCCTCATCGTTCAGTGATATGCTGTCCGGCTTCAAAGATAAGGTCACATCATCCCTTAACAGCGCGGCCAGCTCCGTTAAAGGGCTGTTTTGATTAACGCAAAACCGCTAATGGTCAGATTAGCGGTTTTTATTTTCCTGAGTCTGCCTGGTTGTTTCTTCAGCCTGTATATCGCCTACAGGGTGATAACGATAAATCGTCGATATGCCGATGTCGTAAATGATCGCCAGTTGTTTCCTGTCATGACCGTTTTTAATCAGCCTCGCTATTTGCTCGTGTTGTTCTTTTGTCAACTTCGGGCGACGTCCGCCAATGCGTCCTTGTGCGCGTGCTGCTGCCAGCCCGGCCAGTGTACGCTCTACAATTAATTCACGTTCCATTTCGGCTAAAGCCCCCATGACGTGAAAAAAGAAACGCCCCATGGGTGTTGATGTGTCAATGCTGTCCGTCAGACTACGGAAATTAACACCTTTTTCCCGCAATTCCTCAATAAGCGTGATCAGGTGTTTCATACTTCTGCCCAGTCTGTCCAGCTTCCAGACAACCAGCGTATCTCCTTCTGATAGCGTTCTGAGCAGTTTTTTCAATCCCGGTCTGGCTGATTTCGTTCCGCTGATTTTATCTTCAAAAATCAGTTCACATCCTGCGCAGTTCAGTGCATTGCGTTGTAAATCCGTGTTCTGGTCATTTGTTGACACACGAATATAGCCAATTTGCATAAAAAAACATCCTCTTTGTTTCGTGAAAAATACAGAGTTGGTATAGGTAGGGATAAAAACGAAAACGTTGGTTTGGGGGAAGGCTCGGCGCTGCCCGTTGGTGTACCTGTTCCGTGGCCCACTGCCACACCGCCAGCAGGCTGGTTAAAGTGCGACGGGCGCGCCTTTACAAAAGAACAATATCCTGTTCTGGCCAGAGTCTACCCGACCCTCCGTCTTCCCGATTTGCGCGGTGAGTTTATCCGTGGATGGGACGACGGGCGAAAAGTGGATACAGGGCGCGATCTGCTTTCACGGCAGGATGGTACAAGTTTTTCTCATTACGCAGGTAATTTTGACATTGGGTCTGGTCATTCAATCAATAACTATGACCAAATCCTTGACAACCAACCTGGATTCTCCCGTTTTTCATTTGCAGGTCCTTCGCGAGGCGATGGGGTTAATTATGTGACCATTCGTCCCCGTAACATTGCGTTTAATTACATCGTAAGGGCGGCATAGAAACGTTGGTTTAGGAGAAGCGGCGAAAAGGGATGTGGGCACGACAGTCGGAACCGTTGCCGCTGGTGATGATTTACGCATAATAGGAGCACTTCAAAAGGCAAATAATCTTTATGAGTTAACAAATAAATCTGACGCAAGAGCTAATCTTGGGTTAGGAACCGTTGCAACAAAAAACGTGGGAAATAGTGCTGGGCAAATACCTGATATGTCTTACTGGTCTTCACCGGCAGGCGGAATTAATTTCCCGAATGGGTTCCAGATGCGATTCGGGACTATCGCTGGTACTGGTGGAAAATTATTTTCTACGCCATTTACAAATCAGTGCTATGGCATTGTTTTCGGACAAACATATGGAGCCAACTACTGGATGTTCAGCCCGATGTACAGAGCATCTGATCTGAGTAATACCAGTTTTGCATTCATTAACAAAACCTGGTCTGGCGTTCCGGGGGTAGGTTCTCAGGACGCTGGTGAATCAGTTTTTTATATTGCAGTAGGGTATTAATATGGAAATGGTTTATAGCGCCTCAAAAAATAGTTTTTTCGCTAAAAATGATGTGGCGAAATATGAACAGGCCGGATGGGAACTTGCTGATGTTGTCGAAGTGACATATGACACTTACCTGGAATTTATTGAAGACAGAACGTTGCAAGGGAAAGTACGCATCGCGGGTGATGATGGCCTTCCCACCTGGGGGGAAATTCCACCGCCAACTCATGAGGAACAAATTGCTGCAGCCGAACTGGAAAAGCAGCAATTGATTAATCAGGTCAACGAATACATATACAGTAAGCAATGGCCTGGTAAAGCGGCGATTGGTCGCCTGAAAGGTGAGGAACTGGCGCAATATAATTTGTGGCTGGATTATCTGGACGCACTGGAACTGGTCGATACTTCCGGTGCGCCAGATATTGAATGGCCTACGCCTCCGGCAGTTCAGGCCAGATGACGTCCGGCGCTGTGCTGGTATCTGTTGCCGTCACCGCGTCAATATAATCCAGCACAGCGTTAAGTCGGGTGTTTTCTGGCTGCGTCAGCTTCCGCCCGGCCTGTAATTTCAGTTGAATCAGACTGATGGAAGCCATTGCAGCATCAATCAGCGACTGGCGCTGTGCTTCTGCAGCTTCTACTGCGGCGCTATGCTGTGCCTCGGTATCCGTCACCCATTTCTCACCATCCCATTTATCGTATGGCGTTAACGGTGAAAGCGTGACATAACCGTCTTTGATGGCACCGATATAATCCACTGTAACAGCTGCGCCATTTTCAGTTGAGTAAACGGTCTCATTGCGATGGTCTTCTTCATGGCTCCATCCCTTACCCGTAAATACTGCCACTCTTCCCGGAATGTATTCGCCCGGGTCAATACCAGTGGAACAAACGGGCATACTTACGCCAGTATTAATATATTCATCAGACCAGCCCGTATATTCAGACGTTACTGCATCATAATAATAACAACGCATATCACCCGGCACTGTAGCCAGCCCATTTTCATCAAAAACAGGTTTCATTATGCAGCCCTCACAATATAATTAAAGGCGATGTTACGTGGACGGTTTTCATTAGCTGTTGGCACGACACGAGAGGCGTCGAATCCAAGGTCATCGGTTTTGCCTATATCAGTTGTGTTATTCGGCATTCTCGCAGATCGTGTTCCTGCATCATAAAAAGCCCCTCTGATTGCATCAAAAGACATACCGATCCCGCCATCTGCGAATCCCTCAATATTTCTTATTGCATCCCCCTGTGAAGATAATAATTGTCGCCCGGCATCCACACCACGTCCGTCATCCCAGCCACGAATAAATTCACCGCGTAAATCCGGCAATTTATTTGTCGGATAAACCTTTGCCAGTTCCGGGTATTCTTCAGCAGAAAAAGCCGCACCGTTGCATTTCAGCCAGCCAGTAGGCGGTGTGGCTGAAGGCCACGGAACAGGCACACCAACGGGTAATGCCGAACCTTCTCCCAAACCAACGTTTATCTCTCAAATCCTCCCCACATTATCTCAGTACTTTAACCACTCAAAAGGGAGTATTTTTAATGCTGATTGGCTACATACGTGTGTCAACAAATGACCAAAACACAGATTTGCAACGCAATGCATTAATGTGCGCAGGATGTGAACAGATTTTTGAGGACAAAATGAGCGGAACCAAGTCGGAACGACCAGGCCTGAAACGCGCTTTAAAGTGCCTTAAAAGAGGGGATACATTGGTGGTCTGGAAGCTGGATCGGTTGGGTAGAAGAATGAAACACCTCATTGCTCTCACAGAAGAGCTACGCGCAAAAGGTGTCAATTTTCGCAGTCTGACGGATTCAATCGATACCAGCACTCCGATGGGAAGGTTCTTTTTTCATATGATGGGTGCACTGGCAGAAATGGAGCGTGAACTGATAGTTGAGCGCACGCTGGCTGGACTGGCTGCTGCGCGAGCACAAGGAAGAGTTGGAGGACGTCGCCCGAAACTGACGAAGGAGCAGCATGAGCAGATCGCAAGATTGCTCCAGAAAGGGTATGACAGAAAGCGGCTGGCAATTATCTATGATATTGGACTGTCAACGATCTACCGCTATCACCCTGTTGGGACTGTCATAACGCAACCTGAAATGTAATTCTTTTTCAAATAATGAAACGCCGCGTGGATGCCATTTATCGCACAAGATAGAGTGCATTTATCGCGCGGCGCATCACGTCACCCGCTGCATCAACGAGCGCCATAAACGATGTGAAAGCCTCTTCTCCGGCAATGTCCTTAAAGAACGATACCCGGTCAACTTCCCCGTATTTGCGGGTGGCTTTATAAAGGTCGGCCAGTACATCCTCCATCGGGCGCATTTTGCCGTTCGCGTCAGAGACAGCCACACCCAGCTCTTTCAGCGCCTCTGCTGCCGCCTTTGGCGGTGATGCCAGACGAGCCAGGCTGGCACGCATTGCCGTCCCGGCATCACTCCCTCTGATGCCCATATTCGCCAGCACGCCCGCCATCGCAGCGGCCTGCTCCAGCGATATTCCCAGCTTACCCGCCACCGGACCTGCATATTTCATGGTTTCGCCCAGCGCGCGAAGGTCAGTGTTGGTACGGGTAAACGCCGCTGTAAGCGTGTCGCCAACCCGGTCCATCTGGTCAGCAGAGAGGCCGAACTGCGTCAGGATATTTGAGCCAATATCCGCCGTCTCGCCGAGATCCATACCGCCAGCCGTTGCCATGCTCAGCACGCCGGGAAACGCAGCCTGAATGGCCTGCGGAGTAAAACCAGCCATTGCAAGAAATGCCTGTCCACTGGCGGCATCTCCAGCGGTGAACTGCGTTTCAGAGCCAAGTTTTAACGCCTGCTCACGCAGCGCCTTAAACTGTGGGCTGTTTTTGTCGATTCGCGTCAGTGCCTGAACGCGGGACATCTCTTTCCCGAACCCAATCGCGGGCTGCAAAAAACGCCCGGCAGCATAGCCGCCCGCCGCTGCCGCACCTGTTGCCAGTGCACCACCTGTTTTCAGTTTTCCCGCGGTTTCCTGCGCGCGCGAATACCGCTCACGCGCCCGCGTTACACGCGCAAGCGCCTGCCGTTCGCGTTCAAGCTGGTTGTTGTACTGTTCGGTGCGTCTGATGGCCTGCTGGATGGTGTTATCGCTGCCTGTCAGGGAAATGCCGTGGCGTTTCAGCTCTCCGCCAAGCTCCCGCATTTTCTGAATCTCCCGTGTGCGCGATTCATTCAGGCGTTCAAGCCGGGTGCTTAACTGCTGCATCAGCTTTTGTTGTTTTTCGCTGAGCACTGTACCCGTGCGTTGTAACTGATTAAGGGCGTTAAGCTGGCGTCGTGCTTTCACGATACCCGCATCCGCTTTACTGACAGCGTCGCGGGCGCGCTCAAATGAACGCGCCTGACGCTCGAGATTTTTGATCGCCCCCTGCGTTCGCTGGATGGAGTCACCAAACTGCCCCATCAGGCGGCGTGCGTTTTCTGCAGGTCGGGTCAGCCTGTCAACGGCGCTGAAAGCGACCCGGATATCAAGAGTCTTCATTGTCTGCATTCCCGCTGCGAAGTGCCGCCCGCTCACGCCAGCTAACCACTTCGCCGGGCGTCATCATGAAGATTTCGGCGGGCGACCAGTTAAAAATAACGGCAATATCTGCCACAAAGTCTTCTATGTGCTCAAAGCACACAACCGTGATCAGGCTTCCGTCGCCTGTTCGTTCTTCCCGCCAGAGTCCGCACCGCTCAAAAAATTTACGGCAACCACACATAACTGAATAAAGTCACGGGATGCCATTTTTTTGATCGTCACTTCATCCAGTCGCGGTGATGTCACGCGTGACAGCAGCGTAAACATGGATTCCGCTTTCAGATTCAGCACATCAGACAGCGACAAATCTCGCAGAGATCCAGCCTGCTCAATAGCCCCGGTGATCTCCACATACGTGATTTTTTCGCCGCCTCGCTCAATTGGTTGGGTAAGTTTTACGCCACGCTCACTGGTTTCTTTCACAGTGTCAGCAACTACCGTGTTTTCGGTATCGATGTTTTTCGTCTCTTTCATCAGGAAACTCCTTTCAGTCAGAGGCGGCGCACTGCGCCGCCTGCATATTACTTATCAGCCAAGCCCAAGCGCGGAACGGATGCGATCGGGCACAATGTCCTTGCCGTCCTTCCGGTAAATGAAGTTCAGCAGGTCAATCTCCCACAACGGGCGATCGTTAACACTCAGCTTGTAGTAGGTGTTTTTAATGGCGTAAGTGTGTGATGTGGCTTCGCCCTGTTTGGCTTCCCCCATATCAATTTCCGTCACACGTCCGCGCATCTCGATTTCATACAGATCGCTTTCTGCATCGGTGTAGTATTCACCCGCAAAACGCAGCAGCGTGCCGTCAATCGTGCCGCCATACTTAAGGAACAGCTCACGAACTGCGCCCCCCATGACAAAGCTCGCATCAAGCGCGGAGTCGTCCAGACCGAGATCAATACTTACCGCACCCATCATGCCACCACCCCGGTAGCTGTCGGTTTTGCGCGTCAGCTTAGGCAGAGTGACGGACGTCACCTTACCCACTTCGTTTTCACCATCCACAAACAGCGTAAAAAAGCGAAGATGTTTTGGTACAGCCATCAGGCACCTCCCAGCACCGCAAATGCGGGACCAAAGAATTCATCAGTAAACGACTGGTAAAGCTCCATGTCTTCCAGCGGGGGAACAGGCGTATATTTGTAGCGAATACGCACACGCCCCTGACGTAAATTCGTGGTGCCGTTATCCACCACGTCATACCAGCACGACGCCCCAATCAGTTTCCCGGCAGTAACCAGTGAATCCAGTTTTGCCCTGATGGCACTGATAACATCTTTCACGTTCGCAGGCGTCAGTGGACTGTCGATGGTTTCAAACTGCGCTTCCGCAATTGAATCAGCCAGCACCTGTGCGGTTCGGGTATACACCTCAAAGATGTAGGCGTTCGTTTCCGGTGTGCGGTTGCCCCAGAAGCGGAACCCGTTGCGACGAATAATGGTCGTGATTTCTTTGTTGTTGAGGCTGTTGGCATCGCTGTCTTCGGCCTGCAACGACCAGAACACATGCCTGGACATCCCCAGCACATTTTTAACCGGAACGTTGGACAGTGATTTGTGCCATCCCTGCTCATGGTCAATGTACGCACGAAGGCCGCACGCATAGGCAGGCGCGGGGAACGTTTCGTTTTTGCCACTTTTCGGGTTGTAGGCGATGAAGTCCGGCCATAAGAGCATCACCTCACGTTCGTTGAATTTCTGGCGGTAGGTAATCACCTCAGCCATCGTGTTACAGCCGTGACATGAGGCATACACAAACGCGCGCAGTTTACCCGCAATCACGCACAGGGATTTTGTCACCGCCTCCGTGTCCAGCTCCGGCGCGGCCAGAATACGCGGACGGTATCCGATGCTTTCATCCTGCTCTGCAACAAGCAGCGCATACATCCCCGTATAGCTGCCGTCAGATTCAGAACCACCGATAACCAGTTGATCCTGCGTCTTTCCGTCTTCTTCTTTGTGTTCAGCCACGCGAACGACGATCACCTTTGTGCTCACCTGGTCTGCGATGGCCTTAAGCGCACGATAAAGCGTCCCCGTTGTCCCGCATTTTCCCAGCACGTCATTGACGCGGGTCAGCAGTGTGGGCTTGTTCAGCGGGAACAGCTTCGCGTCCGCATCATCCGCCGTTGCCACGATACCGATAACGCTGGAATCAACATCGTTAATCGCTGTTACCAGGTCGGTATTTTCCGTAACACGGGCACCATGAAAACGAGTTTCACTCATAGCTTTAGCCCCTTGTATCCGTTAAATGATTCGGCAACAATCATCACCCACCACGCGCGTAATCTCACCCCTGTGCCGTTCTCCCGATCCGGCGACAACAAAAAGCAGTAACCCCCTCCGCACGCACATGCGACCATGCCGCACAGGGAGGGAACAGATGACCGATACCACCATGCAATTGCTCAGTCAGGGCACAGACCCCGTGAAAATGCCGGATTTTGATATTCTCGCGGAGGGTAAAACGCTGTCAGGCGTGGCAGAGCGCCTGATGAGCCTGTCACTGACCGACAACCGGGGATTTGACGCGGACCAGCTCACCATCACGCTGGATGATGCGGATGGTCAGTTGCAGCTACCGCCACGGGGCGCGCGCCTGACGGTTCTCATTGGCTGGAAAGGAGAACCGCTGACAGAAAAAGGCACTTACATTGTTGATGAAATCGCTCACGAAGGACCGCCGGACAGGCTGACTGTTTCAGCCAGAAGCGCAGATTTTCGGGATGAATTTAACGTTAAACGTGAGGTGTCCTGGCATGATGTGACCGTTGAGCGTGTGGTATCCGCCATCGCTCATCGGTATGGTCTGAAACCGCAAATCAGCGAAATGCTGATGGATATCGAAATCGACCACGCCGACCAGACCGAAGAAAGCGATATGTCCTTCCTTACGCGCATGGCGGAAATGCTGGGCGCAATCACCACGGTAAAAAGCGGCAATCTGTTATTCATCATGCCAGGTGGTGGCGTGAACGCACAGGGCCAGCCGTTGCCATCGTTCGCCATCACACGCAGCAGCGGCGATCGCCATCAGTTCCGCATTGCTGACCGCGAGGCGTATACGGGGGTACGCGCTTACTGGCTTGATCTTAATTACGGGAAAAAGAAAAAAGTCAGCGTGAAACGCCGCAAACCGCCAAAACCCAAAAAGGAGAAAAGCAGCAGCCGTGAAGGTGATTATATGGAAGGCGCGGAAGGCAATGTGTTTGTGTTACGCAAGACTTATCAGAACGAGCAGGCAGCAAGACGCGCAGCGGCGGCAAAGTGGCAGCAGCTACAACGCGGAGCCGCATCATTTTCCATCACGCTGGCGCGTGGACGTGCAGAACTCTACCCCGAAATGCATGGCACGGTAACAGGATTTAAAAGCGAGATTGATAATCAGGACTGGATTATTGCAAAAGCCGAGCACACCATTGATAACAGCGGCTTTACCACGCAGCTTGAGCTTGAGGCAAAAATCCCGGAATGGATAGCAGAAACAGCGTGA